TCAGCTCGCTTTCCGCTCCTCCTTCGGGGGCGCCAGTTTGGCATCGAGCGCCGCACGGATGAGCCAGCGTATGGCTTCGGTTCGCGATGGCAGGCGATTCTTGAATCGAAAATCGTCCACGAGATCGATCAGTCGCTCCTCGAGAAGCACATTGACATAGCGCATGGTTTCAATACAGGCGATGCGGGGACAAAGGCCCCGACGACTACTTCTGCCGGTATGCCTTGGATGCCCGCGCCAGAACGCGGAACTGGCTCTTGCGGAGATCTTTTAGTTTCTGAAGATACTCAGTCGTCCTCAGAATTTCGCGGTCAAGAGATTGAACGCTCGTTTTGGCGTGCAGCCACGTGTGCGCGTCTACGCTCGGCTCTTTATGTGCCATTTGGAGTTGGATCCCCCTCTGAATGTCTATTGCTTAGATCGCCAGCGGCGCATTGCTTCCCGCTTCTTACATTTCGGGCAGGTTCCACAATTGCAGGTTGCCGGCCGGCCCCCGTGAAAGTGAGTCCTGGCCGCTGCGCGCCGACGACCGAGTTCCGAAAAGAACTCTTTCGCCGACACGCGCGACAGATCCTTTTTCGCCACGCCGCCAGCTTACCACATCAGCAAACAATTGTAGATTTTAGCGTTGACTACTATTACAATGTAGTTGTAGAATACGGTCGAGGGGTAAAGGAGCCCTTCGGACGATGTTTAGAGGCCAGTTTTTTTTCACGGGCAAGCGGATGTTCGCGGGAGTTGTCCAGATCGACTTCTGGGATTCGGCGGAACGTGCCAGGATTTGGACCTGTTTCAACGCTGACGACTGCGGCGCCCTCACCAGCGTTCAGCTCGATGAAAGCGAGACGGAGATCGTCCGCGGCTGGAACCAGATCGCGCTTCAAATGGCGACGAACGAGGCGGAGGGATCGCTTATCGACAGCCGCTTCGAGCGGGCCAAGTCCGTTCGTCGCGCCGAGCGGCTCAACCGCACAAGGAGAAAAGCAGGTGTCATCACCGCAGATGCAGTTCCCGTTCCCGCATAGGGACACCGCAGACTCGACCGGCTCGCGGGGCGGACGTTCTCTTCTCCGCCCCGCTCTTCAGGCTTCCAGCGCCGCCGGGGGGGGGGGTACCTCCAATGAAAATCGCGGCGCCTGACAAATGGGCTGTTCGGCCCGAATCCATGTGGGCGGCCGTCGTGGTCGCGCGGCTTCACAAGGTCGAGCCGGAGATGCCGGACGATGCGGGTGTGTGCCAGTGCCGCACCTGCATCGACGTGCGGGCGGCCGTCGACCAGGCGAAGGCCGCGGCCGGAGGGCGGCGGTGAAGAAACTATTCCTTGATGCCGTTGAAAAGGCCGGGCTGTTCGCCGTAGCCGCTATTCTTCTTTTTCCCGGTCTTTGCCAGAGTCCCCAGCAAGGGGATGTCGACGGCGGCCGGCGGCGGAGCAATATAGACGGGCTTCGGCTCCGCCGCGGCCTCCCGATGGGAATCCGGAAACTGCATCCGGTATTCGTCATCCAGCTCCTGCCAGAATTTGTCGAAGGTCTTCTCAAGGACGCGGTCTTTGATGGCGCGGTCCCCGGCCAGCCGGTTCAGCGACTTGACCAGATGCCATGCGCCCTGCCGGTTCACCCGCGTGCCGTTGAACTGGTTCAACGGAGGGCTCAGCTCCGAATAATCGAGGTCCAGGAGCACGGTAGCGACGCGCGATTTTCCGAGGCCCTTGACCATACCGCCGGCCTCGAAGTGGATCCACGGCGCATTCCGGTTTTCGCGGGTGATGAGGATGATGCCGCAATTGCACTTCTCGAGCTCGCCAACGATTTCGGTGAACCAGATGGTCCCTTTATCGATGTCCTCGCTCGACAGCCACACGTCGTTACCCGGAAGTACTTGTTCGAGCCAGGGCTTGAACGATTCTCCGAACATCCGGCTCTTCTCTCCGGACCAGCTCAGGAAGGTCTTCATATAACGGCCCTGTGCCAGATTACCACCGGAGGTGCCAGATGAGCGCCGCGGCCTCCGTCAAACGGCGCCCTGCGAAGCCGCCGGCGCCTCGTGATCAGAGCGTCGTCGGGACGTACGAGGCGCTCAAGCGCGCGCAGCTCCTCGAGCTGATGGACGCCACCAGGTGGGCGGTGATATCGACCCGCCTGCTGCCGGATCTCTACCGGACCACCGGCGGGGGCGCCAAGGCGGCGGTGATCTCTGCAATCGAGATGCATACCGCGGGCCGGGTACTGGGGCCCGGCGGCAGCAACAAACTCAAGATTCAGCCGCGCAACCAGAAGCCGCGGGAGTGGTCGCCCAACCTCACGACCTCGGACCTGGCAAAGCTCACCGGCTACACGAAGCGCCAATGCCTGAAGGCGACCACCTGGGCCGTTGAGCAGGCGTTCATTCTTCGTCGGGGGAAAACCGGAGAGGCGCGGGTCCAATATCGCGTCGATTACGACGCCATGCGCCGCGCCCCCAATGCGGCGGATCCGGAAGAACTGGCGGAGCGCTTCGGCAGCCAGACACCGGAGTCGGAGCCGGAAACACCGGAAACCGGCAACAATCCGAAATCGGAACCGGCTGAAAACAAGACGGATAAGGAGGGGGGGTGCAGAACTCCAGGACCGCGGCCCGAGATTGTCCTGCCTGGTCACCCAAGGGAGTTGGCGACCATCTCCTACACCGATCCGACCAGCGGCGAAGCCGTCAAATGGGGGACGGTTGTACTCGAAACCGACCACCCAGTCGGGTGTACCGCTACGATAGCACCCTCCGGCCAGATTTTGGTAAAGGTCACCCAGGCAGCGGCTGGTGAGGAGGAACCGGAGCCGGCCACGCGGGGGAAGAAGGAGCGCCCCCCTGCCCCGCAGCCCGACGAGGTCGATCGCCTCGCGCGGGGTCTCCGGAAGTTGAGCCTGGCGGTCAGCCACTCGATGGCCGCGGATCTCGCGGCCAAGCTCCCGGAGGGGTGTGCTCCCGAAATCGCCTGTCTGGTGGTGCAGGAGCGTGTCGAGAGGCCGGGCGCGAAGCCGTTCAACCTGTCCTGGTTGCCGCTCTTCTTCGACAAGGACGTTCCGGAGAAGTGGCAATCGTTCACGAAGAAGAAGCCGGCTTCGGCCGGGGCAAAGGGCAGCGGGTCGGGCGAGGATAGCGCGATTGCCCGCGCGATGAAGCGTCGACTGGGGGTGCCGAATGGCTGACTTCGAACTGCTCGAATTTGAGGAGGCCAGGCGGATCGCGGGGTCGCTGACCGTCATCGCTGGTTTTCCGTGGGGAAACCAGCCCATCGAGATGGTGGCTAACTGCCTGGTCGGTTGGTGCCATGGGGCTTGGGTGGGTAACCAGCGGTACACGCCGGCCGAGCAGGCGGGCGAAATCGTTGTCGAGGCGGTCCATGTCGCTTGCCGAAAGGGCGAGAAGTGGGACGAGCTCGGCGGAATCGCGCTGCTCTATGCCGTGTATCAGCAGCGCTTTCTTCGGTCGGCCGCGTCGGAACAGCTCACATTCTCGCGTCCCGCCGGACCGGAGTGTAGGAGTTGCGGCGGGACCGGCTGGCAGGAAGTTCGGGGACCGAAGGGAATCGGTTCCAGGCGCTGCTTGGCCTGCGCCGGGAAAGGCACCGTACCGGGGGACGCCATCGAGGTAGTGGCCGAGGAGATATGCGACACCTGCCACGGGAAGGGGACCCTGCTGCTCGACGGCGGCGACCGGCGCATCGTTTGCCCAGCCTGCTCGACAGCGGCGAAGCAGCGGCGCGCGATGCAATCCATCGAGGAGTCCGGACCTCGTGAGGCGCCCGGCCCGCTGCTCCTGAAACCTTCTTCTGTGCCGGATAGCCGGCGGGCCCAAATTCAAGGCGCCATCGACGTCGAACTCATGAAGCAGGGGCGACAGGCAGCCACGCCCGGCAGTTCGCCCGAACAACTGCGGGTCTTCCGCGAGGCCCACCCCGACCGGAGGGCATCATGAGCGTCGGCCGAGATTTCGATCGCGAGCTCGCGCGTTGCGAGCGGGAAATCCGGGAAATCGCGGAGCGTCAAGGGCCGGACCGGGCGTACCTCACCGTGATGGGAATGTCGGACTGGGAGCACGAAAGGAGGCTGATCGAGCGAGAGAGGGCAGCTCCAAGTTCCCAAATCCCGTGGCTCGACATCGTGGTCATCGGCATCGTACTCGGCCTGCTTTTAGCGGTTTGGGTATTCGGCGGAGCGCTTCCCATGGGGGCGCCGATGACTTTCGAGGTCGAGCCATGAGGACGATGTCGGACCTGGTGGCCCACTCCTATGCGACGCGCCAGTGCTTCATCTGCGAGCGGCTGGGGCCGTGCAGGCATCGCGAATTCGACGTCGAGGTCGCATATCTTCTGCGGGTCCCGAAAATCGGACCCCGGATGGCCGAGATGGCTTCTCCGGCGTTGGCGCCGCCGGCGCAAACGTGCGCGGCCGGAGGCCGTGGGTGATCTCATGTTCTTGATTTTGGCCGGCTCAAATTCAACCCAGCGATGCGAAGAGACAGCCGGAATGGCCGATGTTTCCTCGATCAACGAACGAAAGGGCATCGCTGCTGAGCCGGCCAACCAGTTCGCAGCTCGTGTCGGTGAAGAGGTTTTCCACGGGCGAGCTGCCGGCTACGGACGGTCCGCGCCGTAGTCGAAGAGCCGGCGCCGTCAGGGCACGAGGGCGGCGCCGGCTCGATCCGAGCTCCTTCTCCTGGGGGCGCTGCGCCGCGGGGCGTTGCCGCGGCAGACCGACGCGAGGTGCTCGCGGAACATAAGTGCAAGTCGAAGGCTGGGGCCGCCGTACTCCCAATGCGGCGGTCCCGTATTGGGAGAGCCGAGATGGGGAACAGCTCAGAACAGCTTCGAGAGGTGAAACGCGATCGCAACGGCTTCGTCAGATGCCGGGTGTGCGGTTGCACGGAAGTGGATGCGTGCGCCGACGGGTGTGGCTGGGCCGATACCGACCTATGCACTACTTGTGATCGTGCTGCCCAGGCTATTGTGGCGTGGGGTTTCGACGCGAGGCGCCCGACGTGGGCCGCGCTACGGCGGGAAGCGGAGAGGCAGCAGGGAATTGTCGCGGCAAATCGAGCGGAGACCACTGAGCACGCTCGTCGTCCCCGGGCGGTGGCCGCGGGGAAAGGCGGTGCCCGGTGACCGACTTTTCCAGCTGGTACTCGCAGAAAAAAGCCTGCGAGATCCTCGGGTGTAGCCCCCGGACCCTCAACGAGAAGATCCAGCGGCGGGGCTGGGCGATCGAGCGGAGGTCACGCCCAATCGCCGGACGGAAGCCGGAGCCCTGTTACAGTCCGGCCGACGTCGATCGGATCAAGGCGGAGCAGGAGCCGGGGGCAGCCGTGTTCGCCCCGGATTCCGGGATCGGCCCCCTGTCGCCCGCTTTGCAGGCCGGCCGCAGCGATCTTTTGACCCTGCTCGATCGGGTTGCCCAGCGCGCGCTTCCCTTGCTGGAGCCTGTGGGCCGCGACCGTGGCCCGTGGCTGAAGGCGCCGGCAGCCGCGGAGCGCTCGGGCCTCACCGTGACGGTGATGCGCCGCATCATGCGGCGCCTCGTCGACGCCCGAAGCCCCGATGCCATCGAGGATGGAGGACTGAAGATCCGTGCCGGGGCGTTGGAGGAGCTCGATGGATCCCGGCTCCGTGAGCTCGGAGGGAATCGTGCGGCGAAGAAGGCGGCAAGCGATTCAGCGGAGCAGGCGGCGAATTCGGCGGAACGCCCGGTGCTCGTCTCCGCGGAAGTAGAGGCGGTTGCGGCGATAAGGATTGAAGCGCCCGAGACTGCCCAGGTAGGTATCCGATGAAATCGGTCATCTGCGGACGTTGCAAGGATCTCGTGGCTATTGTCGCCGGCCGGTATGCAATCCATGGCGAGTGTCCGATCGGCGGTTCAATCTACAAGCCGGAGCGGATCCACCGGTCGGGCGGCGGACAGCCGACGAGTAAGATCCTGGCGACCATGCCGATCGAATGCGGCTGCGGGAAAAAGGGAACGCTGATCGTGGCGGCGGTCGGCGGCCCCAACCCGACGGTGAATTGAGGAGTATGCGATGGAGGCGTCACGCATCGACCTACTCCGAGCCGCGCTGCAGGGCTATGAGCTGCAGTTGGATGTCATCAAGACCAAGATCGCGGAAATCAGCCACCGCATAATCAGAACTCGCCGTCAGCGCATTGCCTGCCGAAAACGTTCGATGCCGGCGAGACGAGGCCGCTGGGGAGTCGTCAGGCTGTGGTCTCCCCGGGAGATCGAGCGCCTTCGGGAGCTATACGCGGCCCACCGCCCCGCCAAAGTCGCCGAGATTCTCGGCCGGTCGGTCAAAAGCGTCCTGAGCAAGGCGAAGGTCCTCCGCCTGGGAAAGCGGAAGTTCTGGTCCGCGGAGGAGCTGCAAGTCGTTCGGGAGTTGTACGCGGACCGCCCCACGAGCGAGATTGCCGAGAAGCTCGGCAGATCGGTATTGAGCGTCTACCAAGCTGCGGACAAACTCGGGCTCCGCAAGACTGCGGAGTATATGAAGACCGTCGGTCTGCAGAAGGGCAGCCAGGTGGGCGCCGAGTTTCGGTTTCCGAAGGGCCACGTCCCGGCCAACAAGGGCGTGCGCCGGCCGGGCTGGGCGGCCGGCCGAATGACGGAAACGCAATTCCGGAAAGGCCACCGGCCGCATACCTGGAAGCCTGTCGGCACGGTCCTGCCGGATCACGAGGGCTACCTCCGGATCAAGGTGAAGGAGCACGGCCCAGGCGAGCATGGATGGTGTCCGACCGTCTGGCCGCTCGTCCACCATCTGGTTTGGACCGAGGCCCACGGACCCGTTCCGGAAGGGCACGCGATTGGCTTCCGGGATGGCGATCGCAACAATTGCGCGATCGGGAATCTCGAATGCGTTTCGCGAGGCGAACTGGCGAAGCGCAATGCGATGTGGAACCGGTTCCCGCAGGAACTGATCGACGTCATCCTGCTGAACGGAGCTCTGAAGAGAAAGCTGAGGAGGATGTCCAATGGCCAAGAATAAAATGTCCGATCTTCGAAACCACCTGTTCGAGACTTTGGAGGCACTCAAGGATGCGGAGAAGCCGATGGAGTTGGACCGCGCCCGCGCCATTAGCCAGGTGGCACAGACCATCATCGAATCGGCCAAGGTCGAGGTCGAATTCGTCCGGGCGATCGAGGCCAGCTCCGGGAGTGAGTTCTTCGGCGACGTCGCCGAGGCGGATCGCCGGCGGCAGCTCGGCGGCCCGCGCATGATCGCAACTGGGGGGGGGGGTGCTAAATGAAATCTGTTGATCGGGCCCTGCTTCTGCTGAATGCGGCCCTGAATCGCGCCGCCGCCGCGGCCGCCATGGCTGCTACGGAGGGCGCGCCGGATTTTGAAATGGAAGGAATCGCGGCAAAGATTCGCGAGGCGATCCGGGAGTTGGACGCGCCTCCGCCGCTTTCGGGCACCGCCAAGGCGGCCGCCACCGTTACGGTCGAGCTCGGGGAAATCGTTCCTTTCGACGCCGAGGCGGCTCTGGACGCGGAAATCGCGCCGATCCTGGCGGCCCTCGACCGTGCGTGCGAGGTGCATAACCTTCCTCTCCTTCTTTCGATCTGCTATGCGGCTCGGCCCGCCGCCAGCAAGGACGTCGATCTGGACCTGCTCACCCATCTCCGGTACTACGGCCGCGGCATAGTGCACATTTTCGATGTCGTGCAGAAGATGCTCGTCGGATCGCCGATTGTACTCGTCGGATCGCCGATTGTGCCGGCAGGGAAGGGCCAATAGTTATGGCGGAGGCCAAAGCCTATCCGATGGGCATGGAACTGATCCAGCACGGCGCTTGCCCGATCGAGGCCGTAAATCCGATCGCGTGCTGGTTCTGCTCTTACGGTCATGCCACCGAGTGTCATCACCCGATGACGTGTGAAGAGGCGCGTTGCAGCCACTTCCAGGGGGAGGAAGACTGATGGGCGCCAAGACCGGCATTGAATGGTGTCATCACACCTTTAATCCGTGGTGGGGTTGCACCAAGGTGTCACCCGCGTGCGACAACTGCTACGCGGAACGTGACTCGAAACGGTACGGATATGGCGAGGGGGGTTTCCGGTTTCCAATCTGGGGCAAGGACGCGGGACGGCGTGTCTTTGGTGACGGGCACTGGCGGGAGCCTCTCGCCTGGAACAGAGCCGCGGAGAAGGATGGCGTGCGGCGGCGCGTGTTCTGCGCCTCGATGGCCGATGTCATGGAGGATCGGCCGGAACTCGCGCCTGATCGCGAGCGGCTGTACTGCCTGATCGAGGAGACGCCATATCTCGAATGGCTTCTGCTCACAAAGCGGCCCCAAAACTTCCGGCGGTTCTTGCCAGAGGAATGGCTCCAGCATCCCCGGCCCAACGTTTGCGGCATGACTACCGTCGAATCCGCCGCGTGCCTTTGGCGCGCGGATGATCTCTTGAAGACGCCTTTCGCCACTCGGGGTCTGAGCATGGAACCGCTGCTGGGAGCGGTAGACATTCAGTACCACGTCTGGGGACAATCCTTCGATGTGACCGACCCGGATTATGACGCGCCAGACGGTTCCATGGTGGGCCGCTTCCAACGCGTTGGGATGACATGGGAACCGGTGCTCCCTGCTATCGATTGGGTGATTGTCGGAGGGGAATCCGGCAGTGGCGCACGCCCGACTCATCCCGAGTGGGTCCGGCAAATTCGCGATATCTGCGTCAGGTCACGGGTGCCTTTCCTATTCAAGCAATGGGGCGATTGGGCGCCGGGCGAATGTGTTGCCGATAGCCGCAAACACCCCTCCTGCGTGCTTTTCGACGAGAGATGGGTGGAGTGCTCCGACGACTGGGTAGACGAAGCTGACCTCGGACCGATCATGTACCGCGTCGGGAAGAAGGCGGCGGGCCGTCTCCTTGACGGTCGCCAATGGTGTGAATTCCCCATTCCCGTGACCGTGACGCCCCACGGAAGGGGCCCCGCCGCGAAGCGAGGAGGCCGCGCTTGATGCACGTCGAAATTACGGCGACTGGCGACTATCCGTTCGATCTTCCGAACTGCCTGTTAGAGGCACTCGTAGAGACGGTGCGCTTCCACATGGAGAAGTGCGGGCTCAAAGACGTTCACGTCGAGGCCAGCGCCGGCCCAAAATCAAGCGGCGGATGTCGCGTGCCGCGTCGCATGCGTCGCCAGGCCGAAGGGAGGTGCCCGTGACTGCGCTCCAGGTCTTCACCCAGCAAAACGGGGAGGTCACCAGCGCATACTACGCGCAGCTCAACAGCTGCGGTCCCGCCGGCCAGGTCGCCGTGGCGCTGTTTCGCGCGCAGAAGCGCAGCAGCCGTGCCAAGGACTACAGGCCGGGCCGTTACCGGCGCGCCGCATACGACGTAAAGAGCTGGAGCATCGATGAAGCGTGCAGGCTGCTCGAGGCGCACGGCGCAGAACTTGGCTTGGTCTGGGGCTGGAAGGAAGATCCAGCCGTGGTCTTCGACGGCCGCACGTCGTGGGTGCTTTACGTCGAACTTCCCCAGGGCCAGGTCAGCTTCCACTCGCCGGACCGCGGGAAAGGACCGGCCTATGCCGGCGAGTGGGATGGCCAGCATGCCTCGGAAGGGCGGATCATCGCCTTCTGCGACTCCATCGAGGCGTCAAGCGGCGCGTTCGGCGGACTCCTCCCGATCCGCCGCACGACGGGCGCGCCGGCTGCTGCTGCTGTTCCTTCGTCGAGGGGCGGCCGGAAACCAGCCGGAAATGCCGAGACGGAGGGAGAATAGCGATGCCGCGGCCGAAGTCCTGGATTTCCTGCGTTTCAGCGATTGTAGAGCACCTAAAATCCGGAGACGCCGAGAGCTATGGGACTGCCCAGGTGCGGGAGTTGTTCCGCGTCTCGGCGACCCAAGCAAAAGAGATCCTGTCCGTTGCAGGAGCAACTGCGCGGCCGGGGTTTCCACTGACGATCTCTCGGGATAATCTCCTGGCCTACGTCGAGAACTCGCCCGAGGCGGCCGAAGCAATCCGCGAAACGGCGCGCCGGAGGAAACTGGCCGAGAGCTTGGCAGTTGCCAATGAGGAGCAGCGACTGCGCCGGATCCCGATCCATACCCAGGCCGGCGACGAATGGACGCTGCTTCGCGAACTGACCGGCTGCGTGCGAATCCAGCCGCCAGCGGGCGCGTCGTTAGGAGAGCTGGCGATCCTTTTCATCGACGCAGAGGATCTCCTGCGTAAGCTGTATCGCCTCAGCAAGGCCATCGGCGCCGAGGAAGATGCCTTTCGGAAGATCACCGCGCCGGCGGAAAGGAAGGCCGGATGACACGGCGTGAACGCGCGCTTCGAAAGGCGGCGCGGCTGGAGGCCCGCGGCATCCGTTCGTCGGTCCGCGCCACATCGCGAAGGAACCCGCTCGGCCGGGCCGCGATTGCGGGGGGGGGCTTTCGCTTCAAGGTGTTTTGCCGAAGCTCGGCGGATTCGCGACGCGGTTGCCGCTCGCGATGCCGCAGTGACGAAAGGTGCGCAGAAAAGGAAATTGCCGCGCGACTGGTGGCGCGGAATAAAGAAGAGCGCTTGAGGCCGAGGTTGTGTATGAGGAGGAGAGGATGACCCTGGACGCACCTCCGACGATCGAACAACAGAAGGCCGAGCTGATGGCCACCGGCTGGGAGTATACCGGACGGGGCATGTGGGCCTCGCCAGACGGAAGACTCTTCTACGGCCCTCACGGCGCCTGGAAGGCGATGAAGCGCACAACCGAAGCTGAGGAGGAGACGCTTCCCTAGTGGCTACGTCATCTCCTTACGACCACCGCTGGCGCACCGTTCTTCGCCCTGAGACCCTGGCTCGGGACTGTTACGAGTGCGTGCGGTGCGGCACAGGCGATCGCCCGCGAGGCCTGCGCAGCGCTCTCGAGGTCGCGCACCTAGATGGCGATGTCGCGAACAACGCACCGGAGAACCGGGCGACCCTCTGCAACACCTGCCATAAGGCGCAGGACTACGCGGCCTGGTGGCCGAAGTTTCGAGCATGGCTGATTGCCGAGCGCGAACGAAAGCTCGATGAGGCGGAAGCGAAACGACCCATTTTGACCTTCTTGAAAGAGGCGGTGTAGATGAGTGGAAATCCGACTTGCGCCTTCTGTGCGAATCCAGCGGTCCATTTCTGCCGGTGGCCGGTAGAGAAGCCGACCAGCATTTCGCATTGGGATCTCGACGAGGACCATGTCATCGTTACGAACGGAAGCCATCGGCACTTGCAACCGTTGACGGTGCGGCGATTCAATTTTCCGGGGCCCGGAGTCCTGCGGGTTCCAGTGACGATGTATGCGCTTCGGTTTCCGGATGACCGCTACTTTCTCTACTACCTCTATGGCCGGGACCGGGTGAACGTGTTCTGCTCCCAGCGATGCGAAAAACCCGTCTGCGATCTACACCTCCGCGAGGTCTCGGACCGAACGCACTACTGCATGGAGCACTGGAATTCCTGGGAAGCCGCGGAGGCGGCAGCCTGATGGGACTTTACAACTTCCAATATCAATTTGAGCCCTTCATTCTGAACTGGTCGAAGCGCCATACCATCCGCAGCGAACGGGTCCATTCCGACCTTCCGGGCAACGTGATGCACCTTTACGTCGGTCTGCGCCGCCCCGGCGCGCGCTGCCTGATGAGGGCGCAATGCGTGCGGACGGAGTACATCGTCATCGAGGGCGGTCCGAACCGTCAGCACCGGATCAGCACCGGTCTCAGCCTCGGATACGGAGATTCGGAACGGGACGAGCGGACTGGCGCGCCGGTGTATGGCAGCAGGTTCGGCGGGCCGTTGCGGCGCCTGGCGGGCGACGAATTGCAGGCTCTGGCATGGCGTGATGGCTTCCGGCCGGCTGGATCGACGCTGACGAATCCCGGAGACGCTTTCCAGCTCATGATGTCGTTCTGGACGGGCAGGCTCCCCTTTGAGGGCGCAATCAACCATTGGAATCCGGCGCGCCAGGCGGTCCCAGACCCGTTGACTAAAATCCTGCGCTGGGTGGATGTCGAACCGCCAGCCAGCGCGGTAGTGCACCGGCAGGAGGTTGCGCATGCCCTGTAAACACGTCGCTCTTTCGGATGGCACCCATGCGCTTGTGAGAGTCGCCGCCAAGCGACCGCGCACCTGCTCGGTGTGCCGGCGGAAGACCGCCGACTTCCGGCTCTGCGATTACCGGCTTGGCGTTGCGTCCGCAAAGCCGAAGACCTGCGACGCGGTCCTCTGCAAGGCCTGCGCGCACCACATCGAGCCGGATACCGACTACTGTCCCGTGCACGCCGCGGCGGTCAAGAACAGGTTGAAGCTATGACCCACCGAATTCTTCCCTTCCTCGCAATTCTATTGCTGATCGTCATCGGCATCGGCGACACCGCGATCTACATGCAGGCGATCCGCGAACGGAAAGCGGCGGTCGACACCTACAACCAGACCGAAGCCAAGCTGCTCGAGATCAGAGCCCTGCTCCATAACCGGGCGGCGGGCGAATGCGCGGTATATGCCGGCCGATAGTCTGTCCGTCGATGGGGTCGAGCGCGTGGTGTGCGCCGGCGGCCTGGTTCCGAAGAACGACCGGGATCCGGAGCGATGGGGCTATGTCCGGATGGCGAAGTGGAGCGCCGCACTTGTGAGCACGGGAAAATCTGGAGGCGGGGTTCGACTGAGCCCTATCCACACCAAGACCGCCTGCCCACACCTGAACCGCGGCTACGACGGCGACGGATCGGAAGTCATCCGGGTTCTGCTCTCGAATGTCGAGGGCCACCCTATCCTCGAAGGACTAGGTTTCTGCCGGTGGTGCACGGATCGAGAAGCCGTGGTAGCGCGAATGCAAACAGGGCTTGAGCATTTTCAGCAGGGGAGGTAGGACTTGAAACTGCGGATCGGGAAAGATTTTACGCTGCCGGCGGAGGCCGTCACGGAGACGTTCGCCATCCTGGCGAAGCGGGGCGTCGGCAAGACATACACCGCCAAAAAGATGGCGGAACAGATGCTCAAGGCCGCCGCGGCCCCGATCGCTGTCGTCGACCCGATCGGCGTGTGGTGGGGATTGCGCAGCTCGGCGGACGGAAGGGGGCCTGGCCTGCCGATCCTTGTCCTCGGAGGCGAGTACGCGGATGCGCCGCTCGATGTCGGCGCCGGCGAAATTGTGGCTCGCATGCTGGTGGAGGAGCGCCTCTCCGCAGTCCTCGATCTCTCCCAATTCCGGAAGAATGAGCAGACGCGCTTCATGACGGATTTTGCCGAACGGCTTTACCATTCCAACCGGGAGGCTCTCCACCTCTTCCTCGACGAGGCTGATGCGTTCGCACCGCAGAAGCCCTTCAAGGGGCAGGAGCGGCTGCTTGGCGCGATCGAAGACATCGTACGGCGCGGCCGGGCCCGCGGCATCGGTGTCACGCTCATTACACAGCGCGCCGCCGTGATCAATAAGGACGTCCTTACGCAGGCGGAGGTCCTCGTCGCGCTGCGCACCATCGCGCCTCAGGACCGCGCGGCGATCGAGGCTTGGATCCGCGTCCACGGTAGCGAAGAGCAGGGAGACGAGTTGATGGTGTCCCTTCCCTCGCTTCCGGTCGGCACGGCCTGGTTCTGGTCTCCGGGCTGGCTGGACGTCTTCCAGCGGGTCGAGGTCGAGCCGATCGAAACGTTCGACTCGAGCGCTACACCGAAGGCCGGGAAGGCGGCGAAGAAACCGAAGCAGCTGGCCGAGGTCGACATAGCGGCCGTGCGCGAGCGTCTGGCGGCGCAGTTTGAGAAGGCAAAGGCAGAGGATCCGCGGGAGCTACGGGCAGAGATAGCGCGCCTGCGTGCGGAGTTGGGCCGGAAGCCTCCTGCCGATCCCACGATCGCACTGGCACGAGAGTCAGAAATCCGCAAAGAGGCGGCTCGCTCCGTCCATCAGGAGTATGGCGAGATTATTCTCGATATCGCCGGAGCCGCGGACAGGCTGAATGAGGCGCTCGTTCAGGCGCGGCACCTGGCGCAGTTCGTCGATACGATTACGCTGCCACGTCGGCTCCAGGCGGCGGCAGGCGCCCCGTCCGTCCAGAGCCCCGCGCGTCCGAAGCCAGCCACGACCGCGCCGAGCCCGGGCGCCGGCAAACTTTCAAAGGGCGGCCGCCGGATTCTCACCGCTCTCGCTCAGTTCGGCGAGTCGGCCGACACCAAACTGGGAGCCCTCACAGGGTTGGTCGCCAGCGCCGGGCACTTTGGGAATCTGCTTTCGGAGCTGCGGACCGCGGCATATGTCGAAGGAGAGCGTTCGGCATTGCGAATCACGAGCGCCGGCTTGGCCGCACTGGGTTCGTACGAACCCCTGCCCACCGGCCGTGATCTGCACGCCTGGTGGCTATCCCGCCTGCCCAAGGGGGCGGCGGAAATCCTGCGGGTCCTGATCAGCGTCCATCCGCGCGCCCTGTCCGATCAGGAGATCGGCGAGCGGATAGGCAAGGTGGCCACCGCCGGGCATTTTGGGAACATGCTCAGCGAGTTGCGAACACGGGAACTGATCATGGGGCCGCGGTCAGCGCTGCGCGCAAGCGAGGATCTGTTCGCATGAGGGGGCGCGACCCTCGGCAGTATGGCCCCTTCAACGTCGTGTAATGGCGAATGAGATGCGAATCAGCTCGTCACGCAGCAGCTTAAAGGCGGCCGTTATTCGAGATCGACTCACTTCACCATAGGGACCGGGGAATGGAGTGTCCGTAAGGCTGTCCTTCAGGGCGACGCGCGCATCCTTCAACTTTCCAAGATCCAAGGCGCGCGGCTTCGGACAAAAGCCGGCAGCTAGTTCTAACGAGTGGATCGAATTTGAGAGATCTCGCTCTGTAATCGTGATGGAGGCCTGCTCCGCGATCGTCAGCTTCTTCCCGCGATGACAAGGCAGCGCCGCGGACTGGAGTGTGGTGAGCGACGTTCGAGCGTCTCGTACACATTCCAACAACAGATCCGTGTCGGCCTTTTTGGAGGAAACGCTCTCTTTGTACACGTAGCCGAGGAAAAAGGCTACGACGAGGGTGACTAAAGCGACGAGAAAATTCCCGGGATCAATCTCGTCGGCAAAGCGAAGACGCGTGACGACAGGCAGGAACCAGCCTGCGAGTGCCCCTATCAGTAGCAGCAGCCCGCCAAACAGCCACTTCACCTTTGGACGTTGGCCTCCCGAATATACCTACGAATGTCATCAGCAATGTACGGCTCGTCGTCACATGTTAGTCGCAGCGTTTCGGTAACGGCCTGCTCACCGAAAGCACGGGCGAGACCGCCGAACGCCTCCTCAAGAAACGACGTGGGGTAGCCGGCTGCGCCATTCAGGTTGACATTCAGGAAGACGCCGGAACCACGAGCTGACAGGAACCTCGGGCGCAGAAAATCTTCCAGAAATTCCTGGCCAGAGTGATCTCCTTCGGTCCGCTTTCGCGGTCCAGGCGTAACGGCGAACTCCGCAGCGATGTTTAGGTTGATCATCTGGCCGGTCATGCTTCCACTTCCCAGTATAATATCGTCCCTTCAAACGATGTCTTGAGCTGTCGGTAGGATTCAGTTTCGGCGTAGCCGATCACGTCATTGGCCAAAACGGTGAAGTTCTTGACTCGATTGGCTTTACAGTGAGCATACATTCCTGGAAGACCATTGCCTCTGCCTGGGACCCGGGTAGTTGATGGAATTTTGCCCTGCAGGAGGCGCTGAAGTATTTGCGCTCTGCCGTAGAACTTAAGTGCGCTGAGCAACTTTAGCCGACGGATCAGCCTTCCGCTACAGAAGATTCCAACTCCCTGGTCGATAAACGTAAAACAAGCCCTATGCCGTTCCATATCGACGAACACTGAAGCCCACCAAGGCACGGGCGTATTTCCTGCGGAAGCGTGGTTTAGCGTGTTCAGCATGGCCTCGCCGAGTATGCTATAGCTCGGCCGGTGTGGGCTCGGATTCCCAGTCAAACTCTCCATGCCGAACTCAATCAACTCATTCGCGACCGTTTGGTTGAATTTGATATTCACGGCCTCACGGCTATGCTTCCGGACGCGGCCCAAATTGGTCCTATAGTTGACGCCGGCCGGGCTTCTCACGTACTCCCGAAATCCGGAGTGGTTAAGCATGTCTTGCAGGTGCGGATCGCCGGGCACATTACCTTGGATATTCGCGTTCATTCTGACGCCATGGTGAATTGCAGCCAGAAGTCCGGCAATGGCATCTGGCGTCAGACGAGTAACGCCGGAGAGGTCAACGAAGACGTTCCGCTCGGCGACGAGTCGGCGAATCTGATTGAAGAATTCTATTGTTTCCGCAGGATTGTGAATCAATGAGAAGTTGGCAGGCGCTATGACTTCGCTTGTTTTGCGGAAATGCTTCCGCCTCCGCCTTCGGCCTAGCTCCAAGTTCCGCCGACGCCTGTAGTCGGCAAATCGCTTTCTGGCCTTAGCCTCGGACCGATCGCGGGCGGCGAGGTGTACCTTCCATCGGGTCTTGGTAATAAGATGCTTCAAGCGAAGAGACTTCCACTACCATACCCGACTCAGGGACCTATAAGTCAAGCAGAAACTCCGCACTCTTCACGGCCGCCCTCCAAGGAGGACCGCCGCCGCGATGAAGAGAGCCGCCAGGAGCAGCCCGGGCAGGCCGCCCCGAAGTGCTCGGACCATTTCTCTGCTCTCGATCAGGAGCGGACGGAGGCGGCGCATCTCAGGCCACCTCCCGGCAGTCCGCTGCCGGCACCATATAGACGACCCTCGATATGCGGGTGTTCCAAACCCGCACCTCGAGGCCCGTGGTCCTTGCCGTCTCCTCGGCCAGGTCGATGGCCTTGTCCTGCTGTCTTCGCCAGGCGAACGGCGCCGGGGCGCCGTTCTGGTGGATGATCTGGATGGAGAAGCCGAAATCGCGCCGCGGCATCAGCTCCTCCTCAGGGTGTATTTGTCCTTGACCAGGCGGGCGCCCGGGACTTCGGCGCCGGCGTCGATCGCGGCCTTGATCGCCGTCTTCGACACATCGAGCTCGATCTTGCGGATCGCGGCGTTGACTTGCACGCGGAAGTCGAAGTCGAGCTGGTCCAGGATGGGCTCCCAGAGCGCCGCCGGCAGCGTGACTTCCGCCTTCTGGTAATCCAGAGGGACGGCAGCCGCGTCGGCGACCTCGACCGAATCGGGACAGCGCTGGATCCGGAGGGTGATGGTGTTCCCCTCCAGCTTTCGATATTTCCCCTTTTCCATGCCAAGCCCCTGAATCACGCGGATCACATAGGCTTCGAGGCGTTCGAGTGCGGCGGCCAGCCGGGCGCGCCGTTCCTCCAGGCGTCGGATTTCGGCATCGGCAAACTGCTTCTGGGCTTCCAGGTGGTTGAGGAATTGGCCGACGCGGTCGCGCTTGTCCGCGGTGCTTTTCAGGGTCGCCTCGAGCTCGGTGAGAAACTGCTGCTCGAGCTCAGGCGGAATTCCGCCGGCCTGGGTTTCTACCAAGGCGGCAAGCTGCTCTTCGAGCTCATAGAGAGTGAGCCCCGCCCCGGAAACCGGGGCGGGAATGACAGCGAGAGCGCGGGCGGCGGCCATTATGCGGCCTCCTGCTGCGCGATCGCGCGCTGGCACATGCGGGCGTAGAGCGCCCGGATCTTATCGAGCGTGCCCAGGTCGAAAGGCCCGCGGACGCCGGCGATCTGCATCTCTTCGAGATAGGCTACTTCGCCGAGGATCTCCCGGAGCTTGGCGAACAAGTCTCGGATCTCACCGGACTTGGCGGTGGGAAGCTCGGACGGGATCGGGAGACCCTTCTTCGCTTTCAGCTCGTCGATTTTGCGAGCAGCTACGGACTGCTGGGCTTCGCGCGTGCCGTAGGCGGCATTGCCGATGTCGACGTTCCGGCCATGGGGATCGTCGTCGACGGGCGCGTCCTCGACGTCCTGGGTGAAGAACTCCGAGGCGGATGTGGCGTTGATAGTAGTCGAGACCTTGCAGCGCTTGTAGGCCATCTTCAAGATGGTATTCACGCAGTCGGCCATGTCCGGATTCACCTTCCGGCCGACTTCCTGGTGCTCGATCGAGGAGTCTCCATCCTTGAAGGTGGCACCGCAGCCGTCAAGCCGTCTCCAGCAGAACCATCCGCCGCCGGCATCGCGGCTCTTCCGAATCGCCGCCTTACCGCAGCTCGGGCAGGCCCGCTCGGCCCTGCGCCAGCGATATTTCGACTCCCAGGAGCTACAGGAGCCGATTCCCTCGCCCATCAAAAACTCGCCGCGATAGGCACGGCCCTTGATCTCGTAGAAAAAGAATGGCGTGCCGCCATGCTCTTCGCCCGTCCAGTCCTCGATCGACTTGATGACCTCATACTGAATAACGAGGCCGAAGAGGTTGCACAGCTTGTCGGCGCCGGGCTGCAGCAGCGTCGAACGATCCCCGGCGCCAGGGATGGTCCCGAAATCGACGCCCTCCTTCATCAGCCTGGCAGTGGCATCGACGATCATCTGCCGGCGCTGCAGTGCCTGTTCGATCGGCATGACCGGCATGAACCGGGCAACGTCCGCCGGGATGGTAGGCACCAGATCGAAGCTGGTACCATCGTGGTTGTTGTGGTGGCTGCTGCTAACCGCAGTGGTCAAGGCTGCGGCCGGTGTTGCTGCACCGGCCGTGGCCGCATGTCCGTTCACGTGTTGTGGCATCTTGCGTTCTCCTTCTCCTGGGAGTCCTTACTGAATCGTTCCGGTGGCCGGGTTATATTGCGGCTTCGCCCCTGAGCAGCTACTGTCGGGGGCCTGAACCGCGTTTCCGCTTTCGTCCCAGGTGATGCAGGCCGAAACCTGCACGCCGGAGGCGATGGCGGTTGCCGCGATCGCCTGGTTCGCCGGCGAGGGCGAATTCAGCAGGCTGACCAGCCAAAGATTGATCGTCCAGAAAAACATCGTTTGGTCTCCTTCTGCTGGCACTCGGTTCGAATCATCCAGCCCCGCCATCGTGGAGGCGTCCAGCCTGGGGCCATGCCGGGACCCCCGCTCCCGGCGGCGCGCGCTCAATGGTTCGGCGCGAATCCATCCTCGAAGCCGGGCGCATCCGGCGGCTCCATGTTCGCGATCCTCCGGACGTCATCCGGAGTGAAGCGGAGCGCCCAGTAACCGTCCGTCCGGCGTACCCATTCGCCGATATCGACGCTGCGGCCGTGGGCGTTCTCAACTTCCACGAAGCGGCCGGATTCCGGTCCGGGCGGCCCATCGAAGACTATGTCGACGTACATGGCTACTTCTCCCCCTTTGCCGCCGCCCAGCGTTTGCGCTGCGCCGCGGCGATCCGCGCGCGGCCGGCGGCCGAGATCCGGTGCCTCTTCTGGGGCTCGGCCGCAGGGCGCGTCTTTCCGCCGATGAGGCGCTGGAGCTCGTCGATCTTGGTCTGCAGCCCGGCGAGCTGGTGCCGATATCCGATCAGTGCGGCTTCGAGCAACGATCGGTCGTCGTTTTCTTTTGCCATCTGCCAATCCTTCCTTGCGCTTTTAAGCCTCGCGGCTTGATCGTGTTACAACTTGATGTTATGAGCGATGAGCAGTTCGACGCCATCATTGCGCAGCTCGTCAGAGAGCGCTCGGCGGCCAGGCGCCAACGGGCCGCGATCGAGTCTCAACTGGCGCGCGCGGCGGAAGTACTGGAGTCCTTGGCCCACTCGCTTCGGTACATCACAAACCACCAGGCGGGAGTACAGGCTCCCCTGGAGCTTCTGAGGGAGCAGGCCCAGTTCCTCGATCCATCCCCGCTCGCGAATCTGATCCGCGAGCACGCGGCGCTCAAGGAAAAAATCGCTCGACTGGACCGTGAGGCGCGCGAACTGGGCATCGACTAGCGTCATATCTCCGCCACAATTTCCGCAACCATTTCCACCGGAACGTCCACACCGCTGATGCAGTAAAGGGAATGCCGGAGGTATTCGTCGAGCAGCGTCTCGGCCTGCTCGCGAGCTTCCCACCGGGGACACGCGCGGGCGGCCAAAAGGCCGGTAATGATCAGTTGGACTGCCTCTTCGCGTTGCATGGCGCCTACCCTTCTCCTTTCAGATACTCCGCAAATCTCCGTTGCGCTTCGAGCGAATCCGGCCACCACCACCGGCGCGGTTCGCGGGGCAGGCGGCGCTCATGGCAGCCTCGACAGAACACCCCGTGTGTAGCCTCGCGGGAGCACGGCTTCCGCCGGCGCGTCTTTCCCTGGCAGCGCATGCTTACGCCGCCTCCGCCACGCGGCAGGCCGCGCAGGTCGTATCGTGGTGCTGGAGCCGGTTCACGAGCTGGCCGGCGCTCCGCGCTGTGTGGACCAGGCGGTCCCGGTCGCCGCAACCGTCGACGTCGGCGAGCTCGACAGCCAGCGCCTCGATCCGGCGCTGTTCGGCGGCGCAGTCCGTGCAAAGCTCCAGGTCCTCGCCGTAGTCGGTGCGGTAGTCGACCAGGCGATACCAGTCTTCCTGGCGGCCGCAGTTCTGACAGCCGCGGTCGGCAGGACGGTTCTCGTAGGCGGCTTCGCCGGGGGTGAGGAAGTCAGTAGGCCCGTTCATGTTTATAGATTATGATATACAATTAATGAAGTCAAGAAAAATTGTGTATCATAACCGCATGAGCAAAAAGTCCGGCGCTTCCACGGGTCCGCCTGGCGAGTTTCCGGCCGACATGATGCTTGAATGCAAGCGATGCGGCCATCGGTGGCTCCGGCGCACGTTAGCCCGGCCGCGTCAATGTCCTGGCTGCAAGCAGATTCACTGGGACGAAACCCCGCGGCCGGTTGGAAGACCGAAGAAGAAGAAGGAAGCTGCCTAGATGCGCTGACCGGAGGCACGACCGGAAAGCCGAATTGCAGCCTGCCGGAAAGGAACCGTTCATGAAGAGACTAGTCGTGCCGCTTCTCATGTGCTATCTCGCGTTTTCCGGCTGTGGAACACGCGAAAAGGGCAGCTCAATTGAGGCAGCTCGCAAGCTAGACCCGTGCGAATCGCTGCGCGAGTCAGATCCTCATTGCGGATGGGAACCGCATTGGGTTGATGTCGGGCCTTTCGTCAGCGAGATGGACGGCAAGGCCACGCAGTTGCTGGCCATGCAATCCATCGATCCGGACGGAATCGATTTTGGAAAGCTCCATTACGCTGAATTGCGGCTTCATTTCGATGACGGTCAAATCCGCCCCGGCAAACACATAGCTGTCGGAGTAAACGTCCACGGGACGGTTAATCCGATTTCAATGGACTCGGAGTACAGTACTACGGTTCGGCTGAAGTTCGACGATGGAAGACCGCGCCGGGAGACCTGGGGCATCTCGGACGATCGGCAAATGCTATTCCCTTATGGCAAAGAAAAGCAGTTCATCGGCGAGTTGCTTCGGCACAGCGTGCTGATAGTGGAGTTTAGCTATTTCGAGAGCGCGCCGCGAACGATAAAATTCAAGCTCGACGGCCTTGCGGAAATAATGAACTCTCAGCATCTGAAGCTATAAAGCGCGTTATCGTCAAAGGCTGAGCCGTGGGCGAAACGCACGGAATCTTCGACCTCATGCGTTCGGCCTCCATGAGAAAGGAGAACCACGCGTGAGTGAATTTTTGAATATTGAGAATAAGGCCTCTGTTGCGGAAGAGCCCGCGTCCAATGGTCATCCGGTGGCAGCCGCCCTCGTTTGGTTGGGACTGCTGTCATTTGTTGCGTCCGGCGCGATGGTGCTGGTTGCGCTAACTACGTACCAAGCGGAGGTATCTCAATATTGGAGCATGGCAGTTGCCGGAATACCGACCGGTATTCTGTTCCTCGGGTTCTCGGAGGCACTGAAGGACCTGCGAGCGATCCGGAATGCAGTAAAGAAATGAACTGCCCCTCATGTGCCCATGTAGTCGGAGGGGGATACAAGTGTGAAGTCTGTGGCTATGTCCTGACGGGCAAGCAGGACGACCAGCTCGCAGCTCTCTCCTCGATTGATCGTTCCCTCCGCACCATCAAGGCGATCCTCGTATGGTGGGTGGTCCTCAGCATTGCCGCCGGACTTCTCTATTTGGTGTCTCGCCTGATATGAAGCGCCCACGTTCCCAACACAAGCTACCGCTGCGCCTCGGATTCGGGGTTCCGACGATTGGACAGCCAGTCTGTATCTCGGCTCGAAGTGCATCTCGGCTGAAGATGCTGCGGAGGCCATTCGGATCTTTCCTGTTTCCGGATGCCTGAGGAAAATTACAGGACGAACCCACCGCGCGCCACTGTGTTCGCTGCTATCGTTGAGGCATGGACTTCGATTGGGTAAGAGCGCGGGCGGCCTGTTCATTACCCGGTGTCTTCGGCGCTCTGCGGGATCGGCTACAGCGTGACGTCGCCGCCGCCAACGGGCTGAACCGGCAGGGACTCCGCTTTTCGCTCAATGTCAGCCGCGAGGACCGGATCGTCGTATCGCGCGTCAGGGATCTCGCAGGGTTCAGCGAAGGTCACCACGTGGTCTTTTTCCTCTCAGCGAATGAAATCCAGGTCCGGGAGGTCGATATGGTCGGGAAAGAGCGGCCGCTATTTTCCGCCAAGCCGGTCCTCACGCCAGGCGGCGATTGCCTGCTTGTGGTTGAAGGCCTCTCCGATATGCTGGAATTGTGGCAGGTAAGCCGGAAGGCCCTGGACGATCTCTTCTTCCGCTTTCCGGACGCTCGGTAACAGCTCCGAGGCAGAGCAAGTCACGGTCCGGCGCGCCGCGGCTAAGTCCAAACGCTCCCAATCCCCTCAATTGCGCTCAGGGTGCCCCGCATGATTGGCCGCTGTTTTCCGTTCATTCCCGATTAGTCTAAAAGACATCGAACCGATCGCACCAGAGCAGCAAGACCGCAGTGCGCGCCTCCGCCGCGAAATCGAGCTCGCCCGCCGGGCATGCCTCGCCCGCCCGGACGAGGAAACCAGAGCCCGCTACCTCCGCGCCCTGCGCGCCCTGGCGGAATTCGTCCGCGGCGCGACGCCGCCGGCTGCTAAGTAGGGATAAGCGTTCAGGAGGCGGAGAGTCTGATCACGGCAATCCTCGAGGCGGACTTTCGCCGCGCCGTCCAGCTCGGCAGTATCCAAGGCCTGCTCTCTTGCCCGGCTCCTTACGACGTCGTCGTCCGCTGGTATGAGGTGAAGGCGGCGGACCCGCGCGGTGCGCGCCAGATCCCTCTCGCCGTGGCGATCGGCCCGGCCAGGCGGGACGTGCAATCGGAAGTCAGGGTATCCCCGCGCGGGACCAGAATAAACCGTGGCCACGACCGCTAGAGTCGTTTCCTTACGCCGCCCCGCGCACCTCGATCGCCAGTTCCTTCCCCAGCGCCCGAAACGCCGCCTCGATCTGATCCAGCCGCGAATGGTGGTTCAGGTCGAACAGCCGATCCACTACTGTCTTGGGGATGCCGAGCCGGCGCGCAAGATCCACCTTGCGCATTCCGGAGGCAAGGAACTCGCGGTACAGCTCCGCCTTCATCGCCTGCATCGCCGGCAGCCGGACCGTACGGTATTTCCGCCCGCGGTACTGCGATGGCTTGGGAAGCGGCTTCCCCTGCTCGATATAGCTTTCGATCACCAGCGCCAGCGCGTCCGCCGCCATCTCCAGCGCCTCCTCCTCCGTATCTCCCTGTGTCACCCCGAACTCGAAGCCGGGGAACGTAACCACAAACCCGCCTTCCTCGGCGGGTTCGAACAAAGCCTGGTAGTTCATAGAGTCTGGATTCCGAGCTGCTTCAGAATCGCCCGAAGCGTTCCTTTCTTGATCTCCTGCGAGGGGTGCCGAGGCATAATCGATTCGCGGCCTTCGAAGAAGATCCGGGTGTGGCGCGTGCGATCCTCGAACGTGCATCCGGCCTTTGCCAGTTTCCGCTTGAGCTCGCTCGCCGTCATGTCTCAATAGTAATCAGATTTGCTTACTGAGTCAAGCTGAATCGTAAGCGAATCTGCTGACTGCCTCAGGACTGGCGCGCCCAGCCAGATGTGAGTACTTGCCCCAGGCGGTGGGCAAAACGGGTGAAAATAGGAACCGCGAGGCCGATTACCGGTCGGCCCCGCGGCGGACGTTCTGACGGACTGATTGACACCACATCATCCCACCGGAGCGTGTGCCTATGCAATGGCTGTACGAGCAGGAGTTCAAGACGATGACGTACCAGGTGGGATTGGTGGGAGCCGACGGCTTCGTGCTGGCGAGCGACCAGATGCTCAAGCAATTCGAGGGCACGGAACTTCACCGCGGGCTGATCAGCAAGTTTCTGAGTGCGCCGGGCGTGACCTGCTGCTGGTCGGGCGATAGCGTGGCCGAGCACGCGGCGAACGCCGTGCATCGCCTCGACTGGGCCGCGATTCCGCGCGAAAAAGAAGAGATCCGGCGGGCCCTCATCGAAGCCGGGGACGGGGAGTATCGGCGCATGGCAAAGCTCGCCGGACCGTTGTTCGTCATACCCAGGAAGGTGTTGGTCGCGGCGCATAACGAGACGCTCTGGCTGCTGGAGGTAGGAGAGCGTTCCATCGCAAACCAGCGTCTCGATCGCGTCATTGCCGGGGATACCGAAAATACGGCGCGCCATTTCATCAAGCAGTACGCCGAGGGCTGCTACCTCAGGCCCGTGGACGATCTGATTTTCCTGGCGGGATATACCATTCTTGCTGCCGCCGACGAGAATCCATGTGGGGTGGGCGGGCTGGAAATTGCGGTATTCCGGCCGGGGCGCGAACCGCGCTTCCTCTCCCGTGAGGCTATTGCAGATATCGAGCTCCGCTCGCGCAACCTGACGGGGATCGTCGGCCGTGCCCTCGTTCCCGGATGGACCCCCTGAAAACGCGACGGCCGGCCCCTCCTCTCGGAAGAGCCGGCCGATGCCTGCGGGAGAACCGGTCGAAGTGCGTCGGGAATCAGGCGGCGATCAACACCTCGCCTTTGCGGTACGCATCCGTGAACGCGTCGAGGCCGTGGGTGCCTCCGTTGACCAGCTTGCGGGCCGCGGCCAGATCGTCCGCCATGACGGCGGCCCGGATGCGCGGTTCCCTGGATTTCAGGAAGCTCGCCAGCAGGCGGGCGGCGATATCCGGATCGTTGGCGCGGTCCGGGTCTGAGACCAGGTCCACGCCAATGGCTTGGCCGTGCTGCGCGTAGTTGGCGCGTCCAGTCAACTGCACGAAGCCGCGGCCGCGGTACCGCTCGCCATCCGGAGGCCCCTGGTTGCCGAGCTCGGCGCGGCGGTCGTAGAGGTCGAAGGGCGTGCCGCCGGGCGAGGTATTGAATCGGGAAATCCGCTCGCCGATCGGCTGGAAACCCGCGGTCTCGGCCCGGATCGTCCCGAGCGCAACGAGAAGCATTGGCTTATCCGCCAAGCCCGCAGCCTCCAGCGCAGACAGGACGTCCGGTAGGTTCGCGGCCACGTTGGCGAACTTGGCGCCCGGAAAGAGGGGCAGGATGAGAGATGGAGACAGATTCATGCTGAGGCTCCTGGAGGGGTCCTATCGCGATAGGCGAAGTACCCCAGCAGGATCAGCAGGAGCGCCACTGTCACTTTGACGGTTTCGCCTTGCGGGACCAGTTCCCATTTGACGGTCAGGAGCATGCCCATGCCCGCCCCTCCGCCGGCGATCGTGCTCCCGAGATCGTGCATCTGCTGGGGTTTCATTCGCTCACTTCAAGGCTTGGCGAAACGTGTAGCCCGCCTGGAAATACACGTCGGGATGCGCCTTGTTTTGGGAATCGTAGGCGCCCTGAGCGGCCACGGTGAAGCCCCAGTTCGGCGCGCTGCCGGGGTGAAACGTCAGGCCACCGCCGCCGGCGCCGGTGAAGGACGGCCCGGAGCCGTTCACGGCCGCGCCTGCGCTGAACAGCCCGAACAGATCGACCGCCCCCTTTCCGGCGGCAACCGTGGCCAGGACACGCCGGGCACTCGCGGTGGTGGTATAGGTGATCGACTTGAGATCCCGGACGGACCCGCTCGCGGCATAGTTAATCAGCGCGCAGTTCGTCGAGGTCGCGTCGCAGATTCCCGTGGTGATGTTGAAGGCGGCACCGCTAAGCCCGGCGCTCGGGCCGCCGCCAACGTAGATGGAGGTTTGGGCATGCGTCGCGAAGGCGCACACCAGGAGCAGAAACGTATTCAGAGTTTTCATGGTGATCCTTTTGGAGAGATTGGAACTTGCTTTACTTCACGGTCTCGAGCTTCTGGAGGGTGACAACCGGAACGGCCGCTGAGCCTGCCAGGCCGATGACCTGCAGCGGGTACCGTAGCCACTTCGGCAACGGGGTCGTATTTTCAGCGAGGTTGTGGAGCAGGCGGCGGCTTTCCTCCGCCGCGGCTACCGTCTTCGCGGTCGCGGCATCGGAATTGTCCGCCACCTTCTGCGCCGCGTCGAGCAGCTTGGGCTCTGCCTGCTGAAAGGTGCGCATTGTAAGGGTGGTCTGGCCCAGCGTGGTTTTGGCGGCCGCCACAGTTCCGAGAATCTGCGCCGGCAGAGCGTCGCGCCGCAGAAGTATGCCGGACGCGTCATCGACGCGAGCGGAAATGTTCTGCGCGTGCTGGACAATCGGCTTTAGCCCATCGGCGAGCTGCTGGAGCGTCCCCGCAGCCTGGTGCGCGGGCGCGGCAGCCATGGACACGGCGGAAAGGAGCGCGGCACGGGTCTGGTCCACCTCTGTCAGAACCTCCTGGCGGGAGGTCGCGAGCTGGGCGGAAGACGTCGTGATGAGATCCTTCCGCGCCGCCTCGACTTGGCTCGCCAGCGTCACCGTTGCGGCCGCAATCCGAGAGTTAACATCGGACTCCAACTGATCGAGCGCCGCGGGAATACGGCGCGCCTCCCACGTCAGGCAGCAGAAGAATGCCGCAACCGAAAGAAGCGCAACAGCAGCGGCGATTTGAAGAAAGGCTCTGGATTTCACGAGATGTCCTCTTTGATTCGGAAGGCTGGTGCGCTGCGCCCTGCTGCGGCTGCTTATCCGACGGTAATGGTCCCGGAAACTGAAGCGCTGTAGCCTGCCGCATCGGTCGCCGTTATGGTGTACGGAAACGCGCCGGCCGCGGCCGGCGTGCCAGACAGCCTGGCCCAAAGTCCCGCAGCATCTGCTTGCTGTCGGACGGCTAAAGTTTGGCCTGAGTGCTCCGTGCTGCTGCCTAATGCACGACGCACACTGCGTCGGGGTCTGACCCGGTGCGGTAAAACGCCCCCGCCGTCAAGCCCGCGGCCACGGCCGCAGCGTTGTTGGCATATGCGGCCAGCCCAAGCACATGCAACCTGGACGTCGGCTGATACGTCCCCACTCCGAAATTGCCGGTCTTATCGAAATACCCCACGACGTTGCCCACGCCGACAAACGGGTTTCCCAGCGCCGCGGTGCTTTGGCACAGAGCGAAATCACCGTCTGCCGCGAAACTTGCGGTCCAGCCCCAATCACGCTCTGCGGAACTGCGCCCTTGGCAAGATATGACAATCCCGTTTCCAGTTACCGGAGCAACCCTGAGATTACCATTAACCGTCAACTGCTGACCGGAGAGACCACCAGCGACCCCGTTGAATGTCCCCCACATCAGGTCGTACAGCCGCTCACCGGCATTACTCCCCTGATCGACATTGCCTAGATAGAACTGATTGCTGCCGGTTTCGTAGAAACCAGAATAGTTACCGATACCGACGTTGCCGTTACCCAACACACCGTGCAGCGCGTGGTTGCCTAGACAGGAGTTGTACGAACCGGTGACATTATTCTCCATGCAACCGGTACCGAACGCTGAGTTGAAGCTGCCCGTCGTGGTGGCGTAAAACACTTCAACCCCAAAACCGGCATTCTGCACCGCACCGTTCATCACAGGGGCGGCACTGTACCCGACGAGCGTGTGCTCATTGTCCGTCGTACAGGAACTGCCGGTGTTTGTGCCCAGGAAGGTATTGACGTAACCGTTACTCAATGTTGCTCCGGCGTTGAGCCCGATACAGAGGTTGGACCCGCTGCCGCCGGTGAGACTCGCCAGCGCGCCTGAGCCGATGGCGATGTTATTCGATGCCGTCGTAACGCCAGTGCCCGCGCGGTATCCGAAGAACAGATTGTAGGTCCCCGACGTCACAGACACCCCTGCGCCGGTACCGACAAAAAGGTTATGCGCCGTATCCAACGCCGTGGAGAACGTTATCCCCCCGCAGTTGGTTAGTTGATTGTTCGCGGCGTCAACATTGCCGCCCCAATGCTGAATGTCGTGGGCAATGCTATTAAGGTCGGGTCCGCCGGGAATCTGACCGTTGACCCACGTGCTGGGAAAAAGCCAGCCCATTTTTCTTTTAGTCCTTCCTCGTGTACCTGCTGAAGTCCGGGGCGAACTGCCCCGTCTTCCAGCCTCGCGCATCGGTCAGCATTGCCGCGGCGCCGTGAAATCGCGCCTCGGCCGTCATCAAGGTCTTTTGCGCCAATTCGAGCTGAACGTTGAGGTCGAAAATCTGTGCTTTGGCGCGCTGCAACTGCCCGTCCAGTTGCTGCATGCTTAGTTGCTCCGCCTCCGTCAGTCGATAGACTTTCGACTCGGGCTCTGCTGGCTTCTCCTTCTCACTCATGGCCGTTCTCCTACGCCGTTGAATTTGACGCCGCCGCTCGGCAGCGGCTCGATGTGACACCGAATCTTGAGCCATGCCTTCATCAGGTGGACTAGCGCGCTCCAGAATGCCGCCTGGTCGTCGTCGATCAAGGCCTGGAGTAACTCGCGGCCAAGGGGGGCATCATCCAGCGCGCCACCGCCATCCGTCAGGTGCGCCTTCAGTTCCGTCCATTCCTCCGGGCGCAGGGCGAAACTCCGCAAGGGATGACTCTTCGTCATCTCCTCCTCGCAGAGTCGCACGTGCACCGCCGCCCGATGAAGCTGTATCAGCTCGGCGGCTGAAATCTTACTGAGTTCTTGGGTGTCGATCATTCGTACTCCGCCCAACTTGACAAGGAGGCCGAGCCTGATGCCACGACCGTGTAGTAATAGTTAGCCGGAACGGGAAACGTCGCCGTTACAAAGCCGGTGCTCCCGGTGGTGGGGAAAACCGATTGAGATGCGACTGTCCTTCCGGTCGGCGGGTTCGCTGGAGAGCAGTACCCAGATACGGTCGCCGACGTGCTGATCGCGCTGAGGGCCACGACGCACACGAACAATAACTTACCAGTGAGATTCTGATATGTGACCCCCAACGCGCGTGAACTCGTTGGCGTGCCATACCACGGATTCGCATTGGTGTTGGAGGCGATGGACTGAGCAGCACTGGTCTGTACAGTGCCGTTGCCGAACAGGACGCCGGTCTGGCCGCTACTCGTCTGATTCGGGACGGGCTGCACAAACACGTCATCAACGTCCCAATAGCCGGAGGAGGTTTCAGAGGCGCTGTTCGAGATCGCGATCCCCGCCGAAGCAGCGCCGGCCGGAGCTGACGCCGCCCCGCTGGGCCCAAGGGTCCAGCTTGAGACGTAGCCACTGACACTGCCGATCACAGACGACGAAATCAGCGCGCCGGAACTGTCGTACCAGTAGACCGTCACAGTCACGCTGTGCGTACCGCCCGGATTGTTGCTGCGGAGGTACACCTGAACGTAGATCGGCTGTCCGGGTTGCACCGCGAAGTTCTGGCTGATCTGGGATGATGGCCCGGTCAGTCGCACATAATTGGAGCCGCTGTTCCCCCCGCCGTTGTTCACCGCGATGGAGCCGGTCGAGTAGGTCGTGCTCCAACGCGGATTAAGGTAGCCGGTCACCGTTCCGCCGGCTACGAGACCTGCCGCCGAGAACTCGAAGCTCCAATCGGTGAGGATTGAGGCCCCCTGGTTGGTGTTCTGGGACGTACCTTGGTTCGCGCCGCCCGGCGGACGTCCAACATGCAGCCTGTAGTACGTGAGGCCGCCTGGCCACTGCTGCAGGACCGCGGCGGGATCGCCGGAAAAGGGAGGATTATCGGCCGTCGAGTTACGAGACCGGCCCCACACCTGAATCGTCAGATAATAGTCGCCCGCGGGGTAGTTGATGACCAGATTGTTCTTGTGGGTCCGACCGTCGTTCGGGGTTTCCCAATAGTGCTGCCACCCCGAAGTATTCGCCATGCCGCCGGGGTTGACCGGATTTCCAGAAGCATCCGTCCACTCGAGCCAAAAGTCGTAGAAGTACGGCGCGGTGTCGCTGTTGCCCGGAGCGGCGATGGAAAACAGCACCTGCGCGGTTGCGCCGCCGGCGGAGTTGATGCCGGTGAAGATGTTCGATACCGTTGGAGCCGAGCCCGCGAGGTTCGTGATGCCCAAGGTCACGCCCGTGGACGAGGGAGCGCCTATCGCGAGCGACAGCGTGTTGCTCGCGACGGTGCCTGCCGGAAGCGACGCGGTCGGGATTGCCGCGGGCCCTCCTGGCCAACTCCCCGGCAACACCCGGGCGATAAAACTGCTAGAGCCGAGGGGGATAATGATCTGCACGTCCTGGGACGTGGCGCTCTGGAACGGAAAGACGCCCTGCCACGTCCAGGTGCTGCCGCCGTCGAGCGAGAACCACTCCGTCAGATTCACCGCCCCGCTGACGCCCGAGAATGCAGGCGTCGTGCGAATCGTGGTGTAGGTGTTACCGCCAGGCGGATTCTGAAACCGGCTGCCGGCCTCCGCCACGCTCACCGAAGCGATGACTGCCCCAAAGGTCACCGTCGCGCTCGCCGTGATCCCCGCGACAATGTTGTTCGATACGAAAACGGGGGCGCCCGTCGAGCCGGCGCCCCCGCTCTGCGCCGTCGAAGCCTCCATCAGGCCAGCGACGGCATAAATCACTACCGCCGCGGCAGTCGCCGGCGTCACCGGGCCAAAGGTGTGCGGCGTCGAGATTCCGTCCGCTCCTGACGCAACGAGGCCGGAGGTGCGGAGATATCCGGAGGCCAAGACAGGCTGGGTCGTGAGATCGCCGTTGGCATACCCGAGGAGCTGGTACGCCCACCCGTCCGGCAGCGGGTTCGGGAGGCCGGTCAGGTCCACCGTCACCGAGATCGGCGTCTGAAGGCGGCCGTTGACGTAAACGCTCGCCCCAACGGTGGCACTGATGCCGGGCACCAGATAGCCGGTGACATTGGCGCCCGAGGCCGGCTTTGGGGAACTGTTCGGTGCAACCGCGACGACAGCGGAGGGCGTGGCCCCCGCCTGGTTCGCCTGCACCGGGGGGGGATCATACGTCGCGGAATACGGCTGCACGTACACGCGGATGTCGGTCACCGCGCGGATCGCCACATTGCGCACGCGGACCCTCCAGGGCTGCTGGGATGCCACGTACGAGAATTGGCCGTAATCCTGTGGGTTCCAGGCGCCCGCCAGGCGCCCGCTGCCGAGCGGCGTCGAGCCGAGGACCCATTGCGACGCGTCAAAGGACGTGTCCGGAATCTCCAGATAGAGATGCCCCCCGAGCACCCGCGGGTCCGACGGCGGCGTCACCGGGACGAAGATATCGAACTCGCTCGTGTCCCCGGCTTCGAGGCTCGTGGGCGCGACCCAGGCGCAGGACAGCGTGCCGATGGTGAACCCGGGGAGGGCGCCGGAGCCGCTGCCTGCGGCGCCGTTTCCTGCGATTCTGACTGCGAGTCCCATCTAGCCGTGCACCCTGAAAGTTGTGGAATCGCCGCGGTTGTAGAGCACCGTCGAGGTCGAGCCGTCATCATAGGTATCGCCAGCCTGGCATTGGTCCGTGACCGTGTAGGCCGTGGAGTCCTTCTTGGCGACCTGGAAGGTCTGGTTGGGCACCGACGAAAAAACCGGATTCGTGACAACGAAGGGAGCGCCGTTCACAGAGCAATCCACGACGATCAGACTGTCGGTTGGCTGGATCGTATAGGAATTGCCAGGATATTGGGGATTTGGCAGGTAGACCGTGCCCTGTGCGCCCCACACATAGATCTCGCGCATGGGCGACCAGCGCCTCAAGGAGGTGTTGCCATTGGGATCGGCCACAAGCGCCTCAACGAGGATCGTTTGCTGACGGTAGTTATCGATCGAGAGGCTGGCCACCGTCGGCGCCGGCGAGCTGGTGAGCGCCGCCGAGGATTCTTTGGCTGTCAACTCGGGCTGCCAGGCCTGCTCCTCGATAATGAAGCGGCTGGTGGTGTCCGGCGTCGTATCCCAGGCCTTCTCGATCGTCAGCGTGGTGGCATTGTTCGACGCCACTCGCCGGACCTGGCCGCGGCCCCTTCCGCGGACGATCCGGATCAGACGATTCGCTTCCTCGTTTCCTGCCCCGCCGAACCCGGCAGCGGCATACGCGTTGACGAAATTGGGGTCGCCGATCGTAGTCGAGGTCACCACGGTCGGCAACGCCCGCATCTCGAACACATACCCGCCTGAGGTCGATAGCCCCACCGCCACCGGATCGGGGGACACGTGGTACACCCCGCCCGTGTTGTCGATGACGTGAAAATCCGCAATCGGCACGTTACCGGCGTCGCCGAGCGGCTTGGCGAGCAGCGTCAGGTCGTACCCATGAGTCGAATCGATCTGCTGAAATTGATGGGTTGTGGTGGCCGTCGCGAAGGTGATCGTGCCGGTCCCGTCGCCGTTCGACGCTACCGCGGTGCATTCATCGCCCCAGACACCCCCATGGAAGATGCGCTTCACGCGGAAGACCAGGGAGTCGGCCAGCGGATCGGGCGCCCCGTATGAGGCGATCTGTAGGGCCGTGATGCTGATCGTCGACGGGGTCGCGCTCCCGGAGGATTGGAAGCACATCCGCAGTTCGTCGGCGCCGGCGAACAGAGCCCAGGACACCGTTCCGGTTTGCCAGGCAATCGCCGGCGTTGTGACGGCGTTGGTATCGGTACCGGCGGGAATATCTACCGAGAAGAGCTTCGACAGCACCGACCAGTTGCCGGCCGCATCCTGCACGGCGATCGCGCCGTAGACCCGGCTGCCACCGGGAATTGAGCCGCCGGTGTTGGCCGTCGCCCCCTGGCGCGCCATCAGGGGCGGCTGCGCGGTCCCGATCGGCTGATTCAGCGGCGGATTCCCGGCGACGGTCAGGGACGCCAATGCCCAGCCATTCGCGGCCGATGGATAAGACTGCGCCAGGGCGAAGTTCCATTCGCTCGCGGCCCACATCGAGTCTCCCGACACCGGCTGCTCGCCGTAGGGCTTCCACGGGTATGGCGGCCGCGTGGGTAGGACTGTGCCAGGCTCGGAATAGGGCGGCGCGGCCTTTTGGCCATAGGAGTCCGTGTACCAGTAGTCGTCGTGCCAGCGCAGGGTCACCGTCATGCGCCGGTAGTCGGTCGTCGGCTGGATGGCGTCCACCCGGCAGAGGATCCCGGTGATGTTGGTGCCCGACGGCGACTGGAGAGGAACGGCTGGCTGGAGCTGCAGCGCCTGATACCGGAAGAGGACGATCTGCCCGACCTTCAGGTGCTCAAGCCGGTGCGTCGTGGTGACGTCCCACAACCTGGTGCCGCGCGTGTCGCGGCTCTCGTTCCCGCGCAGCGCCTCGGCAATAATGACATTGGCGATCCGGATGCCCTGATCGAAACTCGAAACGCCGACTACCGCGAGGCCGGCGTCGATCGCCTGGCCGCCCAGCTGGTAGCCGGCCGCCCGGGCGACGTCGTCCGGGTCCGCCACCTGGATCGAATCGTCGGCGTACTGGTTATCCGCATCCTGGAAGGGGAAGCTGACCTGGTTGGCGGCCTGCGCATTGGCCAGGGAATAGGGCCCGCGGATGCTCGGCTTGCCATTGCCATCCTGCAGGATGACGGACTCGTCGATCAGGTAGGCCACGTAACCGTTCGCGGCCGCGCCGGCGGCCGTGATCGAGGCGACCGCCGTATTGTAGTTCGACCCGGCGATCGGAGAGGGGTGCTGGTCGGCCAGAGTCTGCCGGATGAAGACCTGGGTGAGACCGGTTTCCGAATTCGGAATCAGCTGCGCCCGGAATGACCGGAGAAGCGAGGCAACCAGCTCGTTCCCCTTGCGTCGGTCCTCCACCGAGAACTCGGCGATGAAGCGCGCGTGTGTCGCGGTATTGCCGTTCAGGTCGAGGTAGTTGACCGGCACATCGCAAATCGCCGCGGCGGCAATGACGGAGTCGACATCGAGCTCGGGGAAGCTGTAGTTCCCCCAGACGAGAGCATCGAAGAGCACCCAGGCCGGATTGTTCGTGCGTGCCAAATACCGGATGTATCCGCCAGTGCCCGTGCCGGAGGGCCCTCCGGATAGAGTGACCGTGCCGGGCGGCCCGTAGGACCAGGTGCTGAGATGAAAAACTCCATTGGCGGCGGCGAGCGAATTCCCGAGAACCTGAACCGTGAACGGCGAATTACCGGCGATGTCGACGTTTGCAGCGCCCGCCGGAAGCGTGATCACGCCGTTGTTGTAGGATGCGATCGGAGCATACTTGACGATCCGCGGTCCCTTTCCCCAGATCTGCACCGACGGTGCAGCGCCGGACTGTGCCAGGTCGGCGTACACGACGATCTCGATCGTGGCGAGCCCTCCATACGGATCTCCCTGCCCATTCCATCCCAGGTCCCCGTTCACGCGCCCGTTGCGGCTGCCGGTGTGGGTAGACGTGGTCGTCAGCTGGTCGAGGAAGTTCCAGCGAAAAAGCGGGTCCGGCCCCGTCCCGAGCAGCGGCGACGCCGAGCCCAGAGGCGGGACGATCACTCCATTGACGACCACTTCGACGATGCCGTCCGGGCCAATATCGCCGACGCAAAGCACCACCTCGCACCGCGTGCTGTTCGCGTCCCCGAGGACATTCGCGACGATCGGCTGCTTCACCCATTGGTTGCCGTACAGCATCGGATAGGAACGGGTGTAAATCGAGTCGTTCCGACCTGACAGGACTGTAACCCATTTGCCGCTCGAGTACTGCTTGCTCTGCTGGACGCGGTTCAGCGGCGCCCATTGGATGGCGGTGAACCGGCCGGTGGCACGACTCGATGAGTCTGAGGTATACATGCCCCGCACCTGGCAGTCCGCCTTCGTGTAACCGCAGGAAATGTAGATTCCAGCGCCGTCGGCGATGACGTTTCCGAGCGCATCCGTCGCGTACGGCGTCGTCGTGTTGCCACGCCGGCAGTCCCCGCCGATCTCCGGATCCGTGCCGGCCTGGTCCGGGTTGTACCCGCAGCTCCACCACCAGCTCGAGATGTCGGTCGCTCCGGCGAGACGCTGTGCCGCGTTCGCGGGGAAGTAGTTCACGCACCGCTGCTGGACATGGACAATCGGGAAGTCCACCTTGGCCAGGTTGTGGGATGTGGTGGCCCGGATGCTCAGCGTCTGCGCCCCGCCATCGCTGCCCTGCGGCGCCTCGCAGATACCCTGGAACTTAGTCGGCGCCGGCGAATCCGTCGAGAAAGTGTAGAGTCCAGTCGAAGGGTCGATATCCATCAGGACGATCGCGAGCTTCAGAATGGCGCCCTTGAAGCCCTTCCCGGCGGCTGCCTCATAGTTGAGGTAGACGTACTGATCCGCGTTATACAGATGGATCGTGACGTCCGAGATGCGGTCCACACCCTGCGCGCTGCGCGCCTGGATCTGGGCTATATCGTGACTGTCGACTCTGGCCAGATAGTCGTTTCCCGCGTACTGGTTTCCGCCCTCGGCCGAATTGTAATTGTGGGTCGAGGCGCGAAGCACCGAGCCGTCCGGGAACGTAAACGTCGCGAGGAGACACGGCGCGTAAGGGCCTTCTTTCGATGCTGGGATAGTGGTCAGGGACACGGGCTAATTGGTCTCGAGGATCTTCAGGGTCAGGCTGCTGACATTCGGCTGCTGGTGGGAGATTTCGAGCGCGTCGTCATCGAATCGGCATTTCGAATAGCTGATGTTCGTCTCGGGGTCCACAAAGGTGAAGCTGGACCAGCGGCCCCACTGGTTCCGGTAAAAGGTCTCCAGCGTGGCCAGGTCGGCGTCCGAGAGAACCTGATACGCCAGCGTCCATCCGTGCAGCGAGCCCGTGGGAAATCCCGACAGGCCGCCGCCGAACCAGGTCCAGGTATACCGATTCCCGGAGGTCGGGTTGTCGTTCAGCAGGACCGAATAGCGGCGGATCTGGGTATAGGGCAGCTGGCAGGTGACGCCGGCGGAAAGCGTCGGGAAGGTCCCGCCCGGCGATCCTGCCGTCTGCCCGGGGTTCTGCGTCTGCCGGCAGCGCAGGGTGAAACCATACGTGGTCTTCGTCTCGGCCTGCTCCAGGACCTCGAACACCGAATCCTCTAAGGTGAGGTGGTTGTACGTTGTCGCTCCCAGCGTCACCGACCAGCTCGTATCGAACTGGCCTTTTTGGGATTCGAGAAAACTGCGGACCGATGCCATGTCAGTGGCCGTCATCCGGCTGTACGGGAAGACGAACCGGGTGAGAGGTGGCCGGAGCTTCGAGCGCTGCTCGGTGTAGTTGAGCGCGATCGCGACGTCGGTCAGGAACTCGATGCGGCGTGTCACCGGGTAGAGCGCCTGGGCGGTGCCGCGAACGGTGGGGAGCGTGCCGGCCATAGCAGTCAGGAGTGCTGGATTCTTTCGCCGAGGGGAGTACCCCGATCCAGGGCCAGCAGGACCGCGTCGGCGATATCCATATGACGGTCGAGGATGCTCTTGGCATCGAGGGCGCTGATATTCACCGTCGTGCCGCCCGTGGGCGCCCCGAATGAACTGGTCGTCCGCCCCGGGATGATCGTGTTGTGGTTCCAGGGATCGAGGTAGCCCGATTGGATTGTAGGGAAGGGCGAGAGATCGGAACTCCTCAAGCCTCCGAAGCGGTCGTAATCCATGTAGGTGCCGCTGGTGCTCATCGCCGCATTAATCGAGACCGGCGCGATGTACTGGCCCATCTGGAGGGTCCGGGAGATCTGATTTTCGCGGTTCTGTTTGGGATCCCCGATCATGCTTGAGATGAACCCCAGGCCGAGGCCCGCGATCATGCCGATCGGACCCGCGATGGCGAGAGAGGAGCTGATCGCCGGCAGGATCGCGCCAATGCCACTCAGGAGTTCTCCCGTGCCGCCGATCGCGTTCTGGGTGCCACCCTTCAGGATGTTGCTGATGCCTTGATAGCCCATGAAGGCGCCGCCGGCTACCCCGGCCACCTTGGCAAGGGAGCTGGTTGCGCTGCCCGCACTACTGCCGGCCCACGAGGGCATCCCTCCCATCGGAGCGCCGAGGCCCGAATCGAGGGTGTTGAAATCGCCAAGCGCGGCCGTAAGATCATCGCCGTTCTCGTTGATGTAATCGCCCGTAGTGGGATCGACATACCCGCCGCCCCCAAATCCAGCCGTTGCGCTGCCAGCTACCGACGCGGCGCCCCGTACCAGGCCACCACCGCCTCCCGTGCTGGAGATGGAGAGAAGGTGCTGTGCGGCAAGATCCAGCTTGGCGCCGGCCGCCGACAGGGTCAGTCCCGCGCTTTTCAGCGGGTCAGGGCCGAAGGCGGTTCCCTGCAGAAGTTTGCTCAAGAATCCGCTCTGGGCGTGCGGGATAAGGCCCGAGAGCCCCGTCCCTTTCGTGGGATCGCCGTAAGCCATTCTGGCGAGATTGCCAACAACGGTGTCCTCAATCTTGTTCAGCTCGCCCATAAAGAATCGACCGACGCCGGCGCTCCCGCCGGAGCGGGCGGCGCCGACGAGGCCCACCACGGTCGAGGCAAACTGGTCCTTTTCTTTGACGGCGATCTCAAGTAGCGCCTGCTCTCGTTCGAGAGCCGCGTCGTAGCGCTTCTGCTGGGCTTCGTCGAGCGCATCCTCGCGAGCTGCTATGTCTTTTTTGGCGTCCGCAATGCGAAGCTGAGCCTTCATTTCTTCGTCTGCGAAGTGAAGCCGCGCCTGATAGGTCGCTTCAACCTGGTCGCCCTCCGGCATGCCGGACAGGGCAGCGCTAGCGCGGAACGTGCCGAAGAACCGGCGTTCATCATCGCGGGAATCGCGAAGCTGCTGCTCGGGGGAGCGATAACCGGGAGGTGGGGGAATTCTGGGAAGGGTCGCCCGAAACGAGAAGATCGAGTCCGGATCTTCCTGGCCTTCTCTGACGTCGAGACGCATGGCCTTGAGCATCTCCATCCGATCCCAGGGCATCGGCACGTCCTTGATCCGCTCCGCGCGATCGTGCGCGTCCTTGTTGATCGCGGCTTGAAGGTCTGCGCTTGCTGCTAATCCGCGGTAGAAGAAGGCCAGGTCAACATCGGTGCGTTCTTGCGCGGTGAGCGGACGTCCCTCAGCGGTGAGGCGCCTTATCTCGTCGGCCTTATCGATGCCGACCTTCGACTGAGCCGCCATTGCGCGCGCGATCGGATTATTCCCGAGTGCGGCCGCTTCATAGGCTTCTAGTCCCCGCTTCCGCAGCTCCGCGATCTGCTGCTCAACCTGAAGGCTCTTGCGATTGGCTTCCTCACGCTTCTTGGCAATGTCCTCATCGACTTTCTCGCCGTCCAGCCGGAGTTGCTCCATCGCCGTCCGGAGTCCGGCCTCGGCGGCGATGAGGGCCTTCTGGGTGTCAGGGATGCGCGCCTCGGCCTCGCCGATCGTATCGACGCCCATCAACCCCGCCCTGACCATATCCTCCGGACGAAGCGGTAGAAGCTTTGTCGGCGATGCCATACGCCGCAAGGAATCGAGATCCTGGCGAAGGGATTGCACGCGAGACGAGATGGAGGAGACATCGCCTACATCCGTCGCATCGGCGACGTCAGCCATCATCGCCCCGTTCTTCGGATCCTTCGCGATGAGCGATCGCCTACGCTCCTGCTTTTGGATTTCCTTTAATTGTTGGAGCTGGCGGTCGTATTCGGCCGTGGCTTTTTGCAACTCGGCGTGAGAGTCTTTTTGGGCGCGGGCGATATCGTTCCAAAAATCCAGGTGGATTCCGAGCTTGTTCCCCATCTGATCCAGGACGCCCAGGAGAGCGACTGCGCCGACTAGGGGAAACGCCGCCTGCAAGGCCGTCCCGACCCCCTGGATCGTCATCAGGAAATTACCGGCCGCCCGAATCGACATGCCGCCTTCGAGTTCGCGCAGCGCCGCCGTAGCCGCCATCGTGCTGCTGGTCATACGGCCCGTACTCGATGCGAGGCCGTCTTGCGCACGAGCCCCCACAATGGCCGCCACGGTCGACTCCTCAATCCCTTTTGCCAGCAGGGATTCTGCGGCCGCGAGCCGCTCCGTCTGCATCCGATGCTGTTCGCGCAGCGATTCGAGGCGCACTTCCTGCGCCTGCATTTGCACATACTTCTCCAACAATTTGTCATTGGAAAGCATGTACTGCTGGATCGCCTCGTTGAGACGCGTGGTCCGGGCAGTCTGCTGTTCGGTCGCCGCCCCCAGCCGCTCGACCTGATCGACGCCGGTGACCCCGGCGTTGATTTGCATATCGTATGGCATGACTTTAGGAGTTCAGGGCTTCGTCCATGGCGGTTTCGATCGTCTTCGACTCGTATTCACAGATGCGAATTGCGTCGGCAATTGCGCCAGGCAGACGATCGGCGGAAACACCGGCGCCCGAGGATTGCTGCACGATGTGCAAGGAGTTCACAATCTGCACGAGCTCGATCGACCTGGCCGTGATCGCCGAGACCGGGCATTCGCTTTCGGCCGGCTCGGCGGTGGACCAATAGAACGGCTCGATACCGTGCTTCCCGCGCCGGCGCCCTTCAAATGTGGGCCGCCACCACTTTCGGCGGCGCGGCTTTACATCGGCCGCGAAGTACTTGAAGCAGTTCCGGTCTACGAAGTGGCCGCCGGCTGGAGCTCGGCAGTGGGCGCAGTTGAAACGTCGGTTTTTCCACCCACCGGTGCGCCAGAAGTGGTAGGCGAGAACGAGTTTTTTGCGTCGTCTCCGGCGATCTTGCCGTCCTTCGCGAGGGAGTCATAGATTTCGAGCGCCAACTGGGGAGGGGCATCCGCCAGGATCTGTTCGGCTGTGATCCCGTCATACTCGCCCTTCTCGTTGCCGTCGGGCTTGTGTTCGATCGAGACCAGGCCGGCTCGGATCCATTCGGCTCGAATCTTCAGCTCGACGACGGAGTACTCCTCAGCAAGCGCGGCACGGCGCTTGCGAGTCGAAACGTCGGATGCCGCCGCCAGCAGTTCGACGAGGGGCCTGACATCCCCGGCGAGAACCGCTTCGAATTCCTCCGGCGGGACCGCCATCGCCTTCTTCCGCGCGATAGACAACTGCTCGGCGAGTTCCTTCTCGCGATCCGTCAGCGGGGGATTTTCAATCTCGAGCTCCCGGAGCCGCTGTCTCAGCTCGAGGGTCTTAAAATCGAGATCGACCCTTCGGCCGAAGCCCATGCGGCGAACCGTGAACCGGACGCCCGGCACGGTCTTGGAGTCGTGGGTGATTGTGGGAGAGAACGACATAGCTTTCCTCTTTTTCGCCTACGTAAAGACAACCGTGAAGTCGTCGACGTTGGCGATCGCCGTCGCGTGCGCCGGCGACTCGCCGAACGCGACCGTCACGCGCGCATTGTCATCGGCGTAGTCGGGCACCGAGAGTTGGACCGACTTCAGAGTCATGGTGACGATCGCGCCAGCGGTGGTGCCTACCTGAATGGTGACGTTGAGCGGCGTCTTCGACTTTGCTTTCACCTTCAGGTTGTTGAGCGCCGAGGCGTCCGTGTCCGCGAAGGTGCAGGAAAGACTCACCGAACGTGGGCCGCCGACCGGCAGCGCCGGATAGGCATTCCCGAAGGCGTCGAGCACGTAGGCGGCGCCAGTGCGGCCGCGGATCGAGCACGCGACCAGCGGCGCGGTCGTGGTGTCCATGCCGTTGCCATCGAAGGTTGCGATACCGGTGAAGCCCTGCAGGATCGAACCGGCCACCGTCGGGCTCGACAGCTCCGCCGGAAACGAGGTCAGGCCGGCGAGCCCGGCCGTGTCCTCGTTCGCAAAGTTCTCCGAGTCGAGCGCCCAAAACAACGGGCCGTTGACTCCCATGGTGAAAATGTCGCCGTTCAGCGCAAGGCTGAAGTCGGTCGGGATTGCCCCAATCCCGAATTGGTTCGTGAGGCCGGAGAAGCCGTGCTGGAAGCGCGAGACGATGAACGGTTTGAACGTCGAATCGGCAAAGGCGTAGGAAACGCTCACGCCAGCGCTCACGGTGGGCGCCGCGCCGAAGATTCCCTGGAAGATGCAATCCGCATCGGGAGCCGTGCCCGCGGTTCCGCTGGGGATGACGGGCAGGTTGGTCAAGGCAAACGTCGCGTTCGATTTGCGGCCGACGATGCCCGGCTGGGGCGAGCGGGTGCCCGTTTTCCACGGCACAGGGACAAGCGGCGGGTCCGCCTTGATCTTGCAGCCGTTGACGACGCTGCGGATGAGCTTGGCCCCCGTCGTGGTCCAGGTGCCTCCGGTGTTCGGCACGGTGTTGAAGGTCGTCTGCGGCTGCACGACGACACGCTCGAAATTGGGTGAGGTGAATTGCGGCATGGTGGATTACGCCTCCTTGGGGGGCGCCCCAGGGGCGCCGATGAGCTGCTGGCGGAAGTCGTGGAGTGCGATGCGCGCCGCGAGCAGCTTCTCGTGAAAGTCGGGCGGCGCGGCCGCCTGGAGCCGGGGATTGGGGTAGCGCTTGAGCTCCTCCGCCGTGAAAGGCTTCGGCAGCGCTTCGAACGCCGACGCCGGGAGGAGTGCGGCTCCCTCCACAATGGCGCGTTCGGCGAGCGCCTGATCCATCTCGAATTCACCGCCTAGGGTACAACTGGCGAGATGGCCTTCCCCGGAATGTTGCGTGTCGTAGACCTCGAAGGGCCCACCGATCAGAATGTATTTCATGGAAACTCCTGTTCAGGCGATCAGTTCGAAATTGCAGGCGAAAACAGCCGTCTGCAGCCAGCCGTAGCCACCCATCGCGATCGGCCCGCGCTGCAACGCCACCTGCCCGGCCCAGAGGAGATTACCCGGCCAGAACTGGGCACTTTGGTCGTTGAGCGCGGCGACCATCGCGTCTTCGGTAGCATCCACCCAGGACGCGAAATCCGCCAGGACGGACTCCTGCTGCCAGCTGTGGTGCACTTCGACGATGGCCTGCACCGGGCCCGCGAAGGTGGCGAACTTCACGCGGTTGGTGTGCTGGCTGCGCAGCGTGTCGATCGTCAGCAGTGGGTACGTCAGGACGCTCGATTCCTCGATCGCCTGAGGGTTCACACGGCCGAAGAGGAAGTTCGTGCTCTCGGCCGACCAATCCACCGTCCATGCCCCGATGCCGTAAGTCGTCGCGATCGCGGCGAGGCGGTCATTGAAGCCCGTGCCTACCGCCGAAAGCTGGGCCTTGAGGGCATCCCGTACGTACTTGCTGATCTGCGCCATCTAGAATCCGAGATCCTCGTCCGTGATCGGCCCGGACGGCACCACCGCAATCTGCTGCGCCGCGGAGGGTTGGGAGCCGCGGGCCGCCCGGATCTGCTGCCGCTCGGCGATCGCGCGCTCACCGAGAGCCAGGTCGTCGGCATTGAGCGCGAAGAACTTTCGCGCCGGCGTCTTCGAATTCCCTTCGTTCTGCCCCTTCGCCCGCTCGGCTTCGGGGCCGTAAAACCCGACGAGGAGCTGATTCGCCGGGGTGTTCTGCTCGAATGCGGCGAGGTCAGAGCCGGATCCCAGGAACTCGCCGGCGGCCTGGTCGATTTCCATTCCACCGACCTTGACGACCATGGTGTCGAGCATGTGGGTATGCTGCTCCATGCCGTAGAGGTTTACCGTGGGTACGCCGTGCGCGGCTTTGGCGGCCGCATAGGACTCATAGCGGATGCCGAACGGCGTCCGGATGCCGATCCGGGCGGTTTTCGCGAACCGGTTTGCCGCCGCCGTCGCTCGCGCGCCCCGGATTTGGTCGCGGGTCAGCGATCGAGTGCCGGAGATTCTCCTCGTGCTGCCCACATCGCGGTTCGGGTAGAAATAGTAAGGACCTTTCGTCGAATAGGGCCGGAACGGGGCTCCGTTCACGTCGATCCCCGCGAGCGTGCGCTGACGGATCCGCGCTCGAAACACATGGCCGACATAGAGCAGATCGCCGATCGTGACTCCGGTCAGGATCTGGAGTTCGTACCGAATCGCCGTCCCCGCCGGCTCGCCACCCGGCGCCGTGAATGTCGCCGCCGCCGCGCTCATTGGTCCGACCGCTCCTCTTCGTCTGCGGGCGCTTCAAAGCCGACCGCGGGTGGGAGAACCTCCCCTGGCTTCCGTTCCGGCTGTTCGACGATCAGGCCGCCGAGGAACCCCGGCCGTCGCCGGACCGGATTGCCTTTGGAGTCGACGATCATGCGGCCTTCCTTTGCGCCACGGCCGGCCGCTTTTCCTCGAGCGGTCTCGTATCGATGATCCATTGGTGCCGGCAATTCCAGCCGCCACGGCTGATGAACACGTTCGGGATCTGGCCGTTGTCCATGCGGTCGATTCGATCGCGCGTATAGCCCTGATCGAGATCCGTCAGATGCCGGCAGAATGGCCGCTCGAGCGTGTCCACGGGCCCGCTGTACCTGTAGAGCAGTACGTGCTCCGGCAGGTCCGCGGCGATTTTGTCATACGCGCGCGCGGCCGCGGTGGCGTAGAAATGGGACATCGCGGTGTCGGCGATCGTGCGGGCCCGGGCAATGCTCACATCGAGCCGGTCGGTCAGCATCTCCACCAGGGAGCCGAATCGCAGCCCCGCGACGCTGAACAGCCCCCGTGTGATGGCGTTGCCGGCGACTGCGCGCATGGCGTCCTCAATCGTCCAGGCGGCATTCGCCTGCACGGTAGCCAGGAGGTTCTGGTCGCGCCTCGTCAGTTGCGCCTTCCATTCCTGCCCGGCCTGGCCCCCGAGTTGCTCGATCGTCTGGTCCAGGAACTGGAGCGTGCCCTTGAATTCACCGACAAAGGCATTGACCAGCCGCGGATATCCCGCATCGTCGAGTTCCTTCATGAACAGCTGCTGGGCCCGGCGGAGCTTCAGAAGGTTCGCCGGCGTCGCCTCGATGACGCCGCCAACCGTCGTGAGTTCGCCCTGCAGCTTTGCTATGACCCGCGCCTGAACCCGCATCACGATTTCGCGCAGATGAAGCTCGAATGCCTGGACCATCGAGTCCTGGTAGCGATTATGCAGGGTTTGGATGTCGGATATGGAGGGCATTCTAGGAAGCCGCTGGCGGCTGATTCCGCAATTTCCACTCGGCTATGAGGATCACGCCGGCGGACAGGGCGAGGGACGCCCATTGGCACTGGAGAGCGGAGAATGCTGCCCCCATCCAGCCCATGAGGCGCATGTCATCCCAGGTGGTCATCCGCGCATCGCCAGGTTCATGAAGACCAGGTTCAGGTCAGGATACTGTCCGCGGCCGAGCACGGTTCCAGAGGAAATCGGATCTCCGGCGAGCGTCCAGGTCTTGGTTCCGATCGGAATGCCTTCCTGTTGCAGGTAGAGGGCGCTTTCGGTCGGACCGACCCAGAGATTCCAATGGGTCGCGTTCAGCGGTGTCCAGGTGCCCTGGGAGAGACCGACCGGGTCGGCATTCCCGTTCGGCGGATTGAGCGTGGAGATATCAGCTCGCAGCAGCCCGTCGGCGGGAATCACGAACGGCACGGCTTCTGACGGTGCGGATTCGGCATTGTGCTTGTCGGCCTGAGACACGTACTTCGAGGCGTCGTACCAAGTGATCGCGACAAAAACGTTCTGCGGGTTCGGATTCGTCCCGCCCCCTGCCGCCGTCAGGCTGGCCGTTCCCCAAGTACCTGCCGCGAACCCGTGCTTGGCGCCCGGGGCCTCGAGCGGCTGGTAAAGCATCGGCAACCCTTCGGATTTCAGCCCGCGCCACGCGCGCTGGGCGGCATCCTGATAGCGCTGCATTTTCTCTTCGTACCGGTCTTTGCCCAGGCGGGCCGAGGCATCCCGGAAGAGCAGAAGCAGAGCGTGATAAGAGACCCAAAGTTCAATCGCGGAGGGCATGCCAGCGTAATTGATCTCGGTTGCCACGATCTGATTGAGGCGCACGCGGGGCTGCGTCCGGGACGGCACGCCGACATTTGTGACCGCCGCAATGTGCGTTGCCGGCATGCCGGTCTGCGCCGGATAGCTGACGTACGACTGCATCGCCTGCAGCATCTTCCGGCCGCACTCCTGCCAGGCCAGCTCGCAGATCGAGCCGGTGCCGTCGAGTACGATCGCGGGCTTCGTGGCCGCCGCGGCCGCAGACACTTCGGAATCCATCGCGGCAAGCGATGCCGAATCGATAATGTCGTTATCGGTGAAGAGGGACATGGCGCGGAGGAGGAAATAAAGAGCCGCCGGCGGCCCACACAGGCTGGCCGCCGGCGGCAGGAGCTCCGGGCTAGTTTTCGAGCCAGGAGTCCAGCGTCAGGCTCGGGGTGGTCCCGCCGAGGACCATGACGTTGGCGCGCAGCACGGCACTCGCGGTGCCGAAGCGGGCATTGGGCAGCTCGTACTTGCGCCAGGAGAAGTGGATCTCCGTCTTACTGTCGATGGGGCCCTGGACTTCCTTCATGCAGACCGGCTGGACGGCCGTAAAGCCGTTGACCGAGTCCTCGATCTGGATCGTGGCCTTGGGAGTCCCGGATGCGGCCGACAGGCCCTGGACGCGCAGGTGGACCGTGCAATCGCCGGTGATGCCGGAGATATCGAGGCCGGTCGTGGCGGTTACGGCGCCCGTCGCGGTGACGGTCTGGGCGCCGGTGGTGATGTTCGAGATGGACATGGTGGAAATTGCTCCTTAGCTACTACTCCCCGCGCGCGCCCTTGCGCCCGCCGGTCTGAGCGGAAACGGCATCGGTAAGCTTCTCGAGAAGCTTCGAGGTAGGCACTCCCTTCCGGTCGGCCTCTTCCTTTTCGATTCCCTCTTTGCGCTTGCCGAGCTCCGCTTTATGTACCGCGACCTGCTCGGGGGTCGCCAGCACATGGGTTCCGTCCTTGATCCAGCGCGCCGCGACGAACGGTCTGGCGCTGACCACCTGGCCGGTGACGCCTCCCGTATTCTCGCTATCGACTGAGACGAGCCAGATCTCTTTCTGGGAGCGCTCGAGATGCACGCGCTGGTCGCGCTCGACTTCTTCCTGATCGAGCTTGGCGGCCTCGGGGTCGAGCTTGGCCGCCAGGGCACGCACGGATCTCCAGTACTCTTTGATGCTGATTGCCATAGTTCCTTTTTTGGGTGGGCGCGAGGCGACCGCAAAGGCCGCCCCGGCTCGGGTTTGGACTAGCTGAGAACCTGTTCGCCGAAGTTGTTGCGCAGGACGCCGGCGCCCCACAGAGCGTCGACCGTGAACTGCTGCTCGAGCTGGCCGGGCACGTAGGACATGGTGATGCGCATCCCGAAGTTGCCATATTCGGCATACGTCTGGATGGCACCCATGCCCGGCGGCACGACCGGCAGCCGACGGACGGCGAGCGCGATCGCGTCGCGCACGAACGCCAGATTGTAGGTGGTCGAACCCACCTTCTGGACATACTGGCTACGGAGCACGTTGAAACCCTTCACCTGCAGGATCTGGCCAGTCAGGATCGGGTTGGGCCCGGTGAGGCCGAGCGCCGCGGTCTGCAGTTCAGTGAACCGGCCGATCTGACGGAGCTGCCCGTAGGCGGTCCCGCTCACGACCAGGAACTTCGGCAGGCCGCCCGGCACTTTGGCGTTGAACAGGTTGGTCTCGGCGGTGTCGACGGTCGCTTCGGTCAACGCAGTGTTGGACGAACCGGCCGCGGTGTTGTAGTTGAGCTGGCCGTAAACGCTCAGCAGATCGGTCTCGATCTGCTCGGCCACGGCGATGACAGCGGACTGCATGAAGGTCCGGACCAGGTCCGGACGGGTGAACACCTGGGTGACGTCCGGAATCGAGAAGCTGGACTCGAAGTGCCGGGAAAGAGTGATCTGCCCGTTGCCCAGCGACTTGTTTTGGTTGGTGACGGTGCCGGACTCGGCGATGTTGTTGGCGGTCAGGTTGGGCGCGATCGGCACGTTTACGACGTCGCCGGCCTGCGCCAGGGTCGCCTCATAGTCGCGATTGACCAGGTTGCCCATGACGAGGTTTCCAACCACCGCCGGCAGCACATCGGCCGCCACCAGCTTCGGAATCGCCATCAGGGCGTTTTGAGAAAGGATTTCATTTGCCATTTTGCGTTTCGTTTCCTTCTGCCGGGCAACTCGGCTTCAATCGCGGAGGCCGTCTTACAGGCTGGAGGCGATTTGCTGCCGAACCTCGGCTTGTTCTGCGGAAGTGAGCTTCGAGAAGTTCTCGGGCTTCAGGACCGTATCGAGGTCCCACTTCTTCGAGCCCGCGGCTTTGCCGGTGCGTGCGCCGGCGCCGCTCACGTCTTTCGGCTTGAGGAGGTATCCCTTTTTGCCGTTGAGCTGCTGCTCGATGAATTTATCGAGGGGAAGATCGCCGGCGACGTACGAGCCGTCCTCAGCTTTCTGGACTTGGGGTGTGAACAGCGCGACCGCGTCCGCCTGGGCATCGGCGCCGACGAAATCGTATTTCGATAGAGCATCGCGCAGAGCACCTCCGAGGGCCATCTGCTCGGCCCGATCCCTGTCGGCCTTGCTCTGATCCTCGAGAGCTTTGATCCGTGCGGCATTCTGCTCGCGCTCTTTCTTCAACTCCAACTGGAGCGCATTCACCTGGGGATCGGCGCCCTTGGTTCCGGCGCCTTCTCCCGTGCCGGAACCGGATCCGCCCGCGCCTTCGCCAGCGCCGCCCCCAGTGCCGCCAGCCGCGGGCTTCAACCCTTCGAGCGCCTTCGTGAAGTCGGTTTTGAGTGACTTCAGAGCGCCGTTGATGGTCTTGTTAAACTCACCCAGGATCTCGGTCTTGAAAGCCCCGGGATCGAAGGTTACTGCCCCGGAATTGCCGGCTCCGGCGCCGCTGCCCCCGCCCGACCCGCCGGCGCCTTCACCGGCTTGCTCGCGCAGAGGACTGTTCAGCCAAAACTTAATCATCTGTGGTTCTCCCCGGGTGACCGCCCGGCCGGTTTGCTAACTGACCCGTGATTACGCCCCCACGGCGGGGTTGGACTTATTACAAAACTTCGTGATCGATCTGGATCCGCTCGATGCCCCACTCGGTCGGGTGGATCCCCTTACGCTCGGCGGGAACGGCTAACACCATCAGGCTCACCAGCGAGCCGAACACATTGACCTGGTTGCCCCACCAATTGTGCGGATTGAACAACGGCGCTGCGTGACGATAAAGCCGATAGCCCAGCCGATAGCCCTTCGTCGCAAGCCAGGCGAGCATCTCGGGATATTCCGTCGGCTTATCGTACTCGACGTAGATAAACGGCCGGCATCGGCCGATCGTCGCTTCAGCGCCTCTCAGGATTTCGTGCTCGGCGCCGTCGACGTCGATTTTGATGAGATGGCAGGTCTCCAGCCCAAGCGCGTCCACCGTCGTGACGCCCACCGTGAATTCCGGCCCTGTCGATGCCCAGCCGGGCGCATGGACTTTCGCTTCCTCAACCCGTCGAAGCGTCATCCTGCCGGCGGCGCAGCCGAGCGCCATCGGCGCGCGCACCGCAACAGTGTTTCGCAAGAGATTGTCCGTGAGGCATCGGAAATAGGCCGGCTGTGGCTCGAACGCATGTACCTTTCCCTCAATCCCGACGTGCTGGGCAATCGGCACCGTGAGGCCGCCGACATTGGCTCCCGCTTCGACGACGGTGTCGCCGGGCGCCAGCACCCTTCGCAGCATCGCCATTTCCGACTCGGAATACTCGCCGTAGAGATCGAGGGCGCGGCCGATGTAGTGATCGTTCCCGGGCCAGCTCATGGCGCCATACTTGCAGTTGCCAAAACCGGTGAACTTGCCATCCGTGTAAGCACGCCGGACCTTGTTCTCCTTGCCGGCGATACTGCACCTTCTCAGCCAAAGGTCGCATGCGAGCTGCCCAATCTCAGGCCCCCAGACGAGTTGCTTCCGCTGCCGTATCAGGCGCGCGCTCGAATACCAGGGTGTCGCGCGGGCCTCCGCCGAACCCCACCGCCAATCGCCCGGCGTATAGATCAGGCCCCAAACCGGCTTGCCCATCGCGCCTGCAAGATGCAAGACCGCGGTGTCGACCGTGATCACAAGGTCGAGATTCGCGATCGCCGCGGCAGTGTCCGCCATGTCATGGCAGTAGGCCGTCAGATCGATCAGCCCGGACTCGGTATCGCCTCGCTGCAGCGAATAAAAATCGATCCCGGGAATTTCAAGCAGCGGCTTCAACTCGGCGAACGGCATGGAGCGATATTCATCGCGGCGATGCTTCGGATTCCCCTTCCAGCAGAGGCCCACGCGCAGGTTACCGGTACCGGAGATCAGCGCGCCGAAGCGATCGATCTCGGCGCGCGGGGCCCACAGGTATGGAAACAGCGCCGGGTCCTGCGCGGGAGACCGGACAACATCGATGTTCTCAATGGTCCGCCATTTCAGCGGAAGACTACCGGCCGCCACCCAGTAATCGGGCTCGATGCCGGCCAGCTCGGCGTCGCCAGTGATGACCCGGCAGTTCAGGAGCGCTCCGGCGAACAATCGCGCGAGCTCGGGAAGGGTGAAGAAGACCACCTTGGCGCCGATCGCCTCGAGAAGCGGGATGTACCGCGCGAACATGATCTGGTCGCCCATCCCCTGCTCGCCGCAAACCAGGACCGTCTTTCCGTCGAGGGGCTCGCCGGCCCATTCGGGATATTCTTCGAGCTTGGACGCCAGGTGAAGCCGCGGCGGCCGGTTCTCATAATTGAGCCACCCGTTTGCAAAGTCGCCGCGCTTCAACTGATAAAGCGCGAGAGCATACAACAACTCCGGATGGCCGGGAAATCTGCGCAGTGAATCCACGACGAGGCGCTCGGCCTCCTCGATCTGGCCGATCTCCTCGTTGAGCGCCGCGCGGTGAATGTGGGCCGGGAGGAACTCGGGGCCAAGCGAGAGCGCGAGGTCGCACATCTGCAACGCTGCGCCGAATCGGTGTCGGCTCCCCTGGGCGATCGCGAGATTGACGGCCGTAGTTGCGTCGAAACCGCCCTGCGCTGTGGCTGCGCGCTCGAAGTACTCTTCCGCGCGCACGAAGTCCCGCTCGACGAGTGCCACGCGCCCCAACCGGGTGAGGGCCTCCACGCATGCGGGTTCGATCTGAAGGGCGAGCTGGGCGGCTCGCTTCGCCGGCAGATATTCCTTGGCGCCCCAGCAGCTGCCGGAGACCATCAGGGCAAGGTCGAGCAGCTCAGACGAAGCGACGGAACGGGCGAGTGACGTCATTCTGTTGCCGGACCTCCTCCGGCCGCGCCTTTCATGGAAGCCTGGAACTTCTGGACCATCATGGCCTGCTGCTGCTCCTTCGCCTCGGCGGCCTGAGCCGACGGCGTGGGGTTCGTCTCGATCTCGCCGTCGATCTCTTCGAGCGTTTCCGGGTTCAAGTCGGGGAGGGTGAGGCGGACGGCCTTTTTCCCCAGTTCTCGTTCATAGGTCGGGGAATTGACCTCGACTACGCTCGCCTGCTCGAGGAGACTCATATCCTCGGCGGTGGCGCGATCGGAGAAATCGAAACCGCGGACATCGGGCTCGATATTGTCATAACCCGCGATTGCGAGAACGTCGCGGTAGGCATTCTGCATAGCCGGGCGGAGGACGTCGCCGATCTTGGACAGCGCGTCGCGGGAGGGTGTCTTGTCCTGTTGCTTCGAGACGCCGGACTGGGCCGTCGGCGTCGACCGATTGGTCCGCGCCTGGTCCATCAAATAGCAGGCCCTGTAGACCCGCTCCTCGAGACCATCGATCCGCTTCTGCGACGCCTCATACGCCTTACCCTGGGGCTCCAGGTAGTACATCTTGCCGCCGTGCGGAATGTGGTGGTAGCCCACTGCAGAAATCGTGACCGGCTCCTCATAGGAGCCCTGGTCCCCGTCCTCGATAACCAATTGCGGCAGGTTCGCCTGCATGAGGCCGAAGTCGAGGGCATTGTCCTGGTTGAGGTGATTCACGAGAGGAAGAAAGACGCGGTTGGCGAGCCAGAGGCCCTCGGGAAGCTCGATCTTACAAATCGGAACCTGGTCCTGGTCCGTCATGGCATGGCGCCGCGGATACCCCTCGACCAGCATAGCCATCTCTTCCTGGCCTCCGGTGTCGGTCGAGACGTTGCCGGTCTTTACTTCGCGCTCATAGAGAACGACCTGCTGACGATCGAAGAAATACCAGTAGTCGGTGACCGCGGGATCGCCGAGGAATTCTTGTTCCTGGACTCGCGCGTAGATGATGATCCATTCGAGGTTGCCGTGGGCGTCGGTTTCCCAGTTGATGACGTTGGCCGGTCTATAAAGCACGAGGTATGGATCGAGAAGCCCTTGCTGCTTTTGCTGCTGGAGGCTGAGGGGCATATCATCGCCGGCCCCTGGCGCGGGCAGGTCTTTGAGCACATAGGCGCAGCGGTAGAGGAGCGCCGTCTCGGCCACCTGGCCCCAGAAGCCGTTCAGTTCCGTCTGTCCGCGGTCGCAATCCTTCTCGAATGCTGCGCAGAATGCGGCAATGTCCTCTGGGATCTTGGTTGCCGCCTCACCGGCCGCCCCTTCCCGCTTTTTGATGATCTGGGGTGCCTGCTTGAATAACGCCGAGATATACCAGCCGATGATGTTGCCGAGCAGGTTGGTGTAGCTGAACCGCAGTTGCCGCGTCGCGAAGACCTCCGGCAGTTCCTTGGGGTTTTTCACCAAAAACTGACCGCCGCGGACCACAGCCTCGCGGATCTTGACTCCGCCTTCATAGAGCGCGTCGATCTGATCGTACGTCTCTTTGTAAAAGGAGTAGTCGGGATGCTCCTGGTTGAGCTTTTTCACCGGCGCGGATTGAGGGAAATTAGGCATGCGGGAGAGATTGAATCTCGGCCAGCGCGGTCCTGGCATCGGCGCCGCTCAGCGCCGGGAAGACGACGGCGCCGTCGCAATTCGTGATCGTCAACTGCTCGGTCGATTCGCGGTACCGGTAGGCGAGCAGACCACTTCCAACCAAAATAATGCCGGCCTTGGGACACAGGGGCAAGATGCGCGCCGCATAGAGTGCGCCGACCGTGCCGAAATTGCCGGCTACGCTATCGGATCCAGTAGGAGACATATACCCCCTCCCCATTGACCGCCGGCTTGACGGCGTAGTCCGCCGGGTAGAGCAGGTTGCCGCCATCCGAGGAGTCGATGTCAATCTGATCCGAATAGCCCGACGACGGCTTGAGCACCTCGCCGATCATTCCGGCGCCCCCGGGCGTGAAGCCGACGATGCCCACGTTGACCAGGCCGGTGTTCGCGTTCCGTGCGCGGAAGCGGATCTTGCAGCAGCGGATCGTGGTGTCGGTCGTCAACGGCGTGGCGGCGCCGGCCGTATCGGTTACGAGGCCGAATGAATTGGCTTGCATAAATCGAGCTCCTCATGCCACCCAGATACTGCGCGGACCGCCGGCCTGGCGCAGCCCCATTTCGGTTTCCGTCAGGTACCCGAGCGCATCCGAGACGTGGGTAAGCATTGGGTCTGTCTTTTGATCGAGAATCGTTTTGCTCTGCTCGAAGACGACCTGCTCGAGGTCTTTGACGAGGTTCTTGCATCGGGGATGAATCAACAACCGGCGGATGCCCTCCGAGTTGCACAGGGCCGCATTCACCGCCCCGACGCGGTCCTTTACGGCCGGGTTCGAGGCTTTGTACTTGAAGGAGAGTCTGAACTCGCGGCGATGGCGAAAAAATTCTTTGATCACTGCCCAATCGCTGTTCGCGCCGGAGCCGACGGCGCGCTGGCGGGCGCTGCCTGAGGCATCGCCATAGACGTAGACGACCAGAGGATTGGGACGCGTATACTGCGCGCACTTTTCGACGAATGCTTCACAGGCCTCCGGAGTGTTCGAGTCCCTGAGAAAGATCTCGTCGAGCACGCGGATCTCGAGAGACTTCTTTCCGGTGAGCGCGAAATCCATCGGATCTGTGTTGTCGGCGATCTGGGCGATGACCGAGCACATCGGATTGATGTTGAAGTCGAGCGACCAGCAGAGAGGCAGGCGGTGGTCATAAGGCAGCTCTCGGACGTTCTGCTCCCGGCGGAAGCTGTAATATGCCGCGCCCGATGTCAGGCTCAGGTATTCGCCGAGAACCTCCTGCTTGTAAAGTCGCTCATCGTAACCGGCCTGCAGGGCGTCATACATGCCGGTAGCGTTCACGTAATGGTTCTCGCGCGGCGTTGCGAGCGTCACCTTATAGCCCGGCTTGGGATTGCCGATGAATGCTTCGAAGACCCAGTCATAGCCCTTCGGCGTCCACACGGCGAAGCCGCACCGCCTGGTCGCTTTGGGGTGTCGAAGGCGCCCCTCGAGGCGCGTCCACGCCTCAGGCGGCGCGTAGGTCAGTTCGTCGATGCCGAACCAGGCCAGATTGGTGCCGCGGAGGCGTTCGAACTCGTCGAGGGAGCGGCAAAGAATCTTCGCGCCGTGGAAAGGCGGATCCGGCAGGTATAGCACGTTCTCCGACTTCGCATGCCGATAATCGATTTCCTCCTCACCCAGGACGTCGAACATGCTCTGGAGGGTCGCGTCGCGCAGCATCGGATATGTCGGCGCGGCTAGGAGCCCGGGAAGCCCAGGATTCAGGGCCGCGGAAAACAGAGTCTGATAGATGAGCGCACGCGACTTGCCGCTCCCGATCGGGCCCGAGAAGCCGAGATACCGGTTGGTGGGGTCCAGGAGATTGCCGTGGAATTCGCGCTGGCTGCGGAGCGGCTCGTACTTCCAACCTTTCGCTGCCTCTGCTTGGCTGGGCATGGAAATCAGGAATGCGGCGGTGGCCAAAATAAGGCGTTTCGTCGTCATAGAGTGTCGGTAGCGGCGGGCGGCTCCGGCGGTCTCACGACATCCAGAAGCCAGTCCGGAAGTGCCGGTTTGGTCTCGATTGGGCCGCCATCCTTGCCCGTCAGCTCGGCCGAGATGTGATGGCGCCACTCCGGCCGCTTGCGCGCGATCGCCGCCAGCAGGAGCTGCCCGGATCTTCGGATCCTGTGCCCGATCAATTCGCCGGCGCGATTGAAAATCGGCTCGAGTACGCCCTTCGCTTCTTTCACGGCTGTGTCCACCAGGACGTCGATGGCCTGGCGATCGGCTTCCTCAAGCGCTTGGCTAAACTGCGGCTCGTGCTCCCACCGATACGTCAGCGTGCGCTCGACCGGCACCGCAGCGGCTGCTTCTGTGCGATTCCCTCCCGTGACGACGTAGGCAGCGAGGAAGGCGCGCTGCTTCGCCGAGAGGTCGGGGAAGTTTTCTTTCCACCAGGTCTTGGCGCACTCGCGAGGCGCGAAGAGTTCTGTTTCGATCTCCGCGATCCGTTCGCGCTCGATTCGGCCAACCAGCCATTCCCGACGTTGGTTCTTGACGATCTCCTCGGGGAGCTGCAGCGCCTCGGCAACCAGCGAGATCGGCATCCCGCCGGCGGTCATCGCTTGGATCGCCGTCAGCTGGGCTTCTGTGAGGCGAAACTCGAACTGATCGTCGCTCATGTGGAGACTGTCTTATGCTCCGCGGTGGGCGCCGCGCGCGAGCACCCGGCACGTGGGGCAATACTCGAGCGGCGCGGCGAGCCGGTCGGCCTCGTCGCGCGCGCGAGCCACGAGGGCCGCCTTAATCTGCTGCGTTTCGGCGGCGGTGAGGCGGCGGCCACTTTCCCCGCGGTCGCGGAGCCATGCTTCGAAGAGGCTGTCGGCCAGCTGGTCGGTGGCAGGCATTTTTACACCCGAGTTGGCCAGTGCCACTTCCCGGGAGCGTCTCCCTCGCCGGCGGAGGTCACCCATAGGGTGTCGTTTCCGTCGAGCAGGACCTGGCCGTTGATGCCGGGCTTTCCGATGCCGAACTCGTCAGGCCAAACGCGGACGATCACCATCGGATATTCCTCGCCGCCCCATGCGCCGTTTCCAATGTGTGCCTGCGCGCCCGTCGGCCATTCGGAGGTGTGGATCCGCGCGGCAATCTCGGATCCGGTGGTGCGGCGGCGGTTAATGGTGGCCGCCTGCTCTTCGGTGATCGTGTAGATTACAGTGCGACCGATAGTGGGGGTCATGGCGCTTTCTCCTGGAAGGGAAGACGATCTCCCGCCGAGAAGTCTGAAGGAAACTCTGCGGATTCTGAAGGAAACTCTCTCAGTTCACAGGGATGCAAAACACTTCGTCTGCATCCAAAGAGCGCTTTTCGTCAATCACATAAGAGCAGCGGCCGTCGACTCCGACGCGTACGTTCTCGTGCCAAAAAGAGAGCCCGAGTTGCGAGCCTACCGGAGCCATCACCGCGACGTCTCGGTAGTCGATCAGGACAACTCCGCACGCGAGGCACCGCTGAACATGTTCATGGATCGATCCGGCGATGTGGACGATTGCGATTCTTGCGCTGAGGTGTCTCATCCGACCTGATCCTCGATGCGCGTGTAGCCGCTCTCGAAAGCGGCCGCCGGCGAGAAGGATTCGTACCCGTCCTCATACCGAACGTAATAGCCACCGGGCTTCGGGTCATGCTTCTGAACGTAATCGACGCCGACCTCGATGGTGAAGGAGTCGCCGCCGATCAGAAATGCGTTCCGTCCGCCGCGGCGCTCCCAATCGCACCTTTCGCAGTTTCCGCAAGCGGTCTTCAGGGCAAAGCAGCCCTTGCAGGTCGGCCGCCTGAATTCCGGAAGCGGCTTCGGAACCACGGTCAGGATTCGGAAGGCCTGGACCTGCTTGTGACAGCGGTATCGGGGTAGCTCGTTAAGATCTGTCATCGATCGGCTTCCTCCATCATTTTGCCTTCTCGTTTGTCGATCGCTTCGGCCGACCGCGGGCTCCTGCGCTTGGGCGGAACTGCCCCGCCTTCGCGCTTCTCTTCGATCTCGTGAGGGAGGGACCGGAAAGCGTCAACACCCAGCCCTGCGCAGGGCGAAGGAGATCGATCGCCATCTTGATGTCCTGCCGAGTTCGAAACGCGCCAGTGGCCTGCGGGTCATCGATGCGACGTTTGGCGGCGCGCTCCAGGAGATTGACGGCATCCAGGAGCATGATGCGCCCGGCGTCGGAGAGGGGTACAGGCATACCGATACCGGGGTGGTCGCTCCTATAGGGAGGCGGAGGGCCTCGCGGATGTCTACTTTCGTGCGCCGCGCGGCGGATTTTCGAGATCCGCGGCGCCCGCGCCGTCACCGGCGTCGGCGCGTAAGTTGTTGATTTTCAGAGAATGCCCGAATGCAACAGAATAGTTATTCTGTTGCATTCCCTGGAGCCAGCCGATTGAAACAAAAGACTTACATGCCAGATCCGGAGGGCGTTTTTCACTGTAGTGTTGCATTGGCTGGTTCCTACCGTCCCCAACCGTCGCGGATCAAACGTTCGGCGGCTTCATTTCGGCGCCGGCTGGACACCTGGACGTATTTCATGGTGTTCGCGAGCTGCGCGTGCCCAAGGTGCGCCTGCACCGCCACAATATCCGGCTCACGTGCCGAAAGGTGCGTACCGCACGAATGCTTGAGGGCGTGAGGATGTGCCTTCTCGAGCGGTATCCCGGCGACCGAGCAGTAGCGCCGCATCAGTCGGAAGATCTGGATGCGGCCGATCGGCGCGTGCTTGCGCGACGGGAAGAGCGGACCTGGCACGGCGCCCCGCTTTTTCATCCATGCTTTCAACGCGCGTCGCTCGGCGGGAGTGGCGACATACTCGCCGCCGCGCGATCCCTTCAGCCTGCGCACCAGTATGCTACCGGTTGCCGCATGAAAATCGCTTGCCTGAAGGAGTCCGATTTCGGAAGCGCGCAACCCGCGGTAGTAGAGCAGCGCGAAAATGGCTCGATCACGGACATTCTCCTTGGGGATGGAGGCGAAGAGCTTCTCGATTTCGCCTTCCGTGAGGTACTCGGGGACCTTGTCGCGCTTGCGGGGCGTGCGGGTCCTTTTCCCCTCCCCGTTTTCGGAATGAGCCAATTGCGCAAGGGCGGCCGCCACCGCGGCGGTGACCAGCTTCTGCTCGTCGGCCGTTAATCCCTCGGTTGTTGCCGGTTTTTGGCTCATACCGTCTCTTCGGCAGCCAAATTCCGCCGGGACAGTAAAATCCGCTTCTTGGCGGCGGAAAATCGCTGCGGATCCAGTTCGATCCCCATGAATCGCCGCCCACTCCGGATCGCCGCTACGCCGGCGGACCCGAGGCCCATTGCATTGTCCAGCACCAGCTCGCCAGGCGCGGTGTAGGACCGGATTGCCCACTCGAGGAGCGCAACCGGCTTCTGGCAAGGGAGGGCTCCACGCTCCCGCGGGAAGCGCAGCAAACTGGTGGCATAGCCAGTGAGCGTCTGCGCCCGGGCCTTGCGGACGCCGTGATACACCTCTGTCGCCCCAGGCCCCTTCAGCCGCCGACGGCAAGACTTGAGCCCTTGCGGCCTGTACCGGAGATGCCTGCCGAATATCAGGAGCAATTCGTGCGCACGCATCGGAATCCGGCGCGCATTCAGCCAGCCAGACGCGGCGGCCTTGTCCCAGACCAGCTCGTACCGGAACCATGCCCGGGGGATCACTGCCAGCAGCTCTGCGGCAAAATGCCCCTGCGCAAAAAGCGCTATTGCGCCACCTGGTGCCAGTACCCTTCGATATTCAAGCCAAAGAGCAGGAAGGTCGATCTTGCGGTCCCACCGGCAATCCGTCACGCCGTAGGGAAGATCGCAGAGGATCATATTCACGCTGCCGCCGGCTACATGCGGCAGCACGTCGAGGCAGTCGCCGTTCCAGAGGCGATAGCGCCTCGAGTTATATGGGCCCATGGGTTCCTAGATCGTTGACAGCACCTGCTCCATCGTCGCGGCCGATGGCCGTCTGCCGGCCCGAGCTCCGAACCGCAGGAGGCCAGCCGCTTTCCATGCGCACCGCCTGGCCGCATCCTGGGCTTCGGCGAGCACGAGTCGCTCTGGTGCGTCCCTCGGGAGGCTGATAAAAGCGGCGTTCAGGCAGCCGAGCACGATGGTGAGCTCGTCATTCAAGTCGTGTGCGGCAGCTGCCGCCACCGCACGCGCTTTGTCCGCGGAGGTCACCGTTTTACCAGAAGCTGTGCAATCACACCGAGAAGGCCGAGACAACTCGCCAAAGTTGCACCCATGATCCAGGTCCGAAGCCCGGCGAGATCCGCGCGGAATTCCTTCATCGATTCCTCGAACCCGTCCTGGCGCTTTTCAGCCGCCTCGAGCTGGTTAGTGTGAACGGCGACGGTGGTTTCAAGCGTGGACATGGCGGTTCTCGAAAAAGCGGAGCGCGGCGCCCTCCGTCGACGGCAGGACGCCGCTTACGCGCTATTCGCGCGATGGGGGAGCTCCGCCCTCTCCGGAAGAGCCTGGGTGGGCGGCCTCTTCGGCCGGCAAATCATGGGGATGGGGGCAGCCTTCATCGGCCATCCGGTCGATTTCGTGGGTGTCCATAAGCCTATGCCGCCTTCGCGCCGGCGGCGTTGCGCCGCGGCGCTATGAAGCGCCTGAAGTAGTCCTCAGCCGCATCGAGCAGAATGCGAAATTTCCTTCCGGCGAAGGAAATGTGGCCGAGCGCATGCCGGTCCAGACTCGAGCCGCTCTTGTAGTGCTTCCGGTGACGGGCGTTGGTTGACATAGAGGTTCTCACGCGGCTTTCCGCGGCTGGGATCCAATCCACTCGAGCGCCGCTCCGTCAATCTCCGTTCCGACGGCCCGGCCCATCATCTCGATTCCGACGCGGAACAGCACTCTACCCTTGCGACTGGAGATAAACCCTTCCAGCCCGACAAGCGGCCCATACAGCACGCGCACCCGATCGCCAACTTCCGCGCCTTCAAGCGGGACAGAGTGAATGGCCCCCGTCACCTGGGGAGAGTTGACGAGTCGGCGGACCGCTTCGACCTCGCGCTCGGGAATAGGTGTGGGACTGCCATAGCCAAGGATGCCGACCACCTGGGGAATCGTGGCCACCGCGCGCGCGCCAATATTTAAATCGAACCGGGCGAATACATAGCCCGGGAAGAAACGCTGCTCGGCTTCCCGGCGCCCGTGCCTCGCTGGGATTGTGCGGTGCGGGTAAAATGCCTCGATTCCCAGGAGGCCAAGCTTCTGCCCAACTTTCCGGTCGGAATTGGGATGGCAGGAGAGTGCGTACCAGTGCAT